AACTTAAAATAAAGCTATTTAATAAAACATCTCTATTTCTATAGAGATGTTTTTTTTATTTTGTATATTTGACACTTAAAACACTTTCCCATGGCTTTGAATTACACATACTTAAAATACAAAGACACATACACACTTAAAAATAATGGAAGTGTGACTCTTACTTACTCAGTAAGTAAAGTGACTTGTGAAGCAACTACTGAAATAAAAACAGGTACAATCTTACCTGGACAGACTACAATCTTAAACTTTGTAGTAGATGGAAAATACTCTGTTTACTTAGCTTCTTCTACTGAAACAGGTATTCCTATTATAATTAAATATTATAATAATCTACTTACTTCTTTTATTAGTATGGTAGAAGCAATTATATGTGGATGTAGTAAGTGTAATGATTGTGAAGAGTGTAACCAATGTGAAGATTATCTTGGTACATTTATGAAAGCTGAAGCTTTTAATACTCTTAATTATCCTGTCTATCAAGGATACATAAATCAAACAACTCAAGATTCTATTTGTTTATTTAGTGAACAAGTTTTATGTAGTTTATTACATGAAAAAGTATATGGAAATGTAGAGACAAAAGAAGTGATGTTAAGACTAATAAGTTTTTATTACTTAGGTTTTTATTATCAAGATAAGTTTTTAGCTATAGATGTACAAGAGAAGGCTTATGTTACAGAAAAATATAAGTTTGATAAGATAGCAGCATGTATGAGAAAGTTAGGTATTATACCTACAGACCCTTTATTCATGACTACAACAACTACTGTTGCACCTATTACAACTTTGGCACCTACTACAAGCACTAGTACTAGTACTAGTACTACAAGCACTAGTACAACAACAACGAGTACTACTACCACTACTGCAGCACCTTCTTGTAATTTAGCAGGTACAGCAGCATTAGTAACAACTCCTACTACAGCAGCCCCTACTACTACTCCTACAACTGCACCAACAACTACTGTAGCACCAACAACTGTAGCTCCTACTACTTCAAGTACAACAACTAGTACAAGTACTACTACTACAACAGTTTCCCCAATACCTGAAGGTACACAATTATCTGTTATAACTCAAGGATATACTACAGCTCAATTAGCTTGTAATAACTATACAAGTAATGCAGGAAATACAGGTGGAGTAGGAACAGCAGGACCTGTTTATGTTGTAGGCAGTATAGTTTACAATACTAATGGTACTCCTTTTGTAGGTAATCCAAATTTATACTATATAATCACTGCATATATTAATATAACTCCAGGTCTAGAGAGTACTTCTCGTATTAATGCTTTAGGTGTTATTACATCTGTAAATACTTTAGATTGTTTAGCTATCAATATAAACTAATAAAAATATTAAATAAACTAATACTAGATATTATGACAGTCTTAATAACACTTACAACAGCAGGAACTTCATTAGGTTTCTTTGATTTATACTCAAATGCAAATGGTTATACAATTCCTTTTGCAACTAATGTATCTAAAGCAACTTTATTGGCAGGGTACACTAGTAGTGCAGTACCTGAAGGGACAACTATGATACAAGTAAAATCTTTAGGGGTTTGTACTAATTCTATATATGTAACTGTTACAGGTATAACAACAACTACCTCAACAACAACAAGTACAACTACTACTACCACTACAACAACAACCACTACTACTACTACAACTGTTCCTCCTACTTTAGATTGTTCATTAAATGGGACAGCAGTTAGTCAACCTAATGGATGTAATATTACCAGTTCAATAGTATTAGCTCAAGGAACTAGTTCAGGAGATGCTTGTACTAAATTTGCTACTCCTGCTAATAGATCCACTTATTATACTTTTGATGGCAGTAGTTTTGCAAGTACTGATGGTCTTAATCAAACCCCTATTTGTACACAAAGAGCAAGTTCTGGGTGGTACTCAAATGGAATCATATCTAGATACTTTGATAATGCTACAGGTAATTTTAATACTCCAGTAGGATGTTAATAATGAATTTTTATAAATATTATAAAATCAAACTAAAATGACAGTTTTAATCACATTGACAACAGCAGGAACTTCTACAGGTCCTTTTAACCTCTACTCAAATGTAGATGGTTATGCAGTCCCATTTGAGACTAATGTAAATAAAGGAAACTTAGTAGCAGGATATACTAGTACATTAGTTCCTGCAGGAGCAACTACAATACAGGTAAGGTCTTTAGGAGTATGTACCAATGGGATAAACTTGACTATTACAGGAGGAACTACTACTACTAGTACAACCAGTACTACAACTACTAGTACTACTACAACTACAGTGGCACCTACTACTAGTACAACAACTACAAGTACTACTACTACAACTACAGAAGCTCCTTTTAATTCAGTAGAGTTTTTTGGAGATGAACTTCCTGCTTATGGAGGAATTTCTGATGGGGGTTACCAATTAACTGGGACTGTGGAAATAATAGGAAGTCCTGCTACTTTTACGGCTTATGTGTACCTGCCTAGTGAACTTCTAGGATCTGTTTCTAATGATTTTAATATAGGAGGTGGTGGTGGCCTAAGTAGATATGTAGAGTTAGTGTCTCCAAATTCAGGAAATGCATACTCACCAACTATGACATTTCCTGCAGGTGTCTATAGTTGGACATTAACTATTCAGTATAGTGGAGGAGCAGGAGGAGGAAGTGAAGCTGGAGTAAATTGGGTACAATAATAAATGTAAAATAATTAATTTATGAGATATATTTGTGCACAACCTGCAAATAATTTTTATACTTGGCAGGTAGAAGTAGTAATAAATAATTTTAAAAAACAGGGTGTTAACCCTAATAAGATTGACATCCTTTGTGCAATAGATGATAATGTAATTCCTGAAGAATGGAAAAAGTTACAAAATCATTACAATACAGTTAGGTTCTTTTTTTATAATGATACTAGAGTAGATAAAAGTTATATTCCTTCTATCTATTTTAATCTTATGAGTAACCACATGAAAGCAAACCCAGACTTAATAGGTCAAAGGTTGTTTCTTCATGATAGTGATATAATTTTTACAAGGCCACCTGAAGTAGATTGGGCAATGCCAGGTAAAGTTTGGTACTTAAGTGATACTAACTCATACATCAACTATGATTACATACAACAAAAAGGTAATCAGATTTATGAAGATATGTGTGAAATTATAGGTATAGATAAGTTAGTACCTAAACTAATGAACAGTAATTCAGGAGGAGCTCAATATATAACTATTGGAGAATCTTTTGAATTTTGGGACAAAGTAGAGAGTGATAGTGTCAAACTTTATTCTTACTTTTGTCATACTGAAAATCTCTACATCAAAAAGTATGAAGGAGATTTTCCAATCCAAAAATGGACAGCAGGAATGTGGTCTATTCTTTGGAATACTTGGTTAAAAGGCTATGAAACAAAAGTGGATTCTAGACTTAATTTTGGTTGGAGTACAGACCCTATCTCCTCAATAGAAAAATACTGGATACTTCACAATGCAGGAGTTTCTTCATCAGACATAGATTTATTCTTTAAAGGTAATTACATAAATGAGTTACCTTATAATAAGAGTCTAAATGTAGATACAAATAGATCTAGTTCATATTATTGGAGTGAAGTTCAAGAAACAGGAAAACAAACAATACTGATATAATATGGTAAAAGAAACTTTTACAAAAATCTACACTGATAATCTTTGGGCATCTGCTGAAAGTAAAAGTGGTTCAGGTTCAGAGTTAAGAAATACAGAGACTCTAAGACAAGAGTTATCAGTGCTTCTAAAGAAATATAAAATACAATCTATGTTAGACATTCCTTGTGGAGATTTTAATTGGATGAAGGAAGTAGATTTAAGTGAGATTGATTATGTAGGAGCTGATATAGTTGAACAACTAATAGAAAGCAATAATAATAAATACTCTGATAAGGCTTTTACAGTATTAAATTTAATTGAAGATGAGTTGCCTAGAGCAGACTTAATTTTTGTTAGAGATTGCCTAGGGCACTTAAGTAATGCAAATGTCTTAAAAGCTTTAGAAAACATTAAAAAAAGTGGTAGTAAGTATCTGTTAGTAACTAGTTTTACTAAGTGGGATCAGAATCCAGATATAGTAGATGGAGGTTGGAAATGTATTAATCTAATGATTGCACCTTTCTATCTGAATCCAATCTATTTAATAAATGAAGATTGTCAAGAAGGATACCCTAATTATAATGATAAGTGTATGTTATTATTTGATTTAACAAAATAATATTTTAGACCATGTTAGAAATACAAAAAATAAGAAAAGACATTAATTGGTTATTAGAACAAATAAAATGTCTAATAAGAAAAAGTGATTTGGATAGTCCTTTGGCAGCTACTGAGTGGTCTTTAAACCATTCTGTGGCAACAGGTAATCCATATATCTTAGGATGTTTTGTATGGTTTGAAGGTCATGTATATGAAAGTCTTATAGATGATAATACTTATCCTCCTACTAATGACTGTTATTGGACAGACTTAGGAGAAGGACATTTATTGTTAGAAGAACAATCTAATTGGAATGCTACTACAGGTAGAGCTTTTATTAGAAACAAACCTGATTTATCTCAGTATGCTCTTGATGCTGATGTAGTTCATAAGACAGGTAATGAAACAATTGATGGTATTAAGACATTTCTAGAAGATGTAATAATAATTGGAGATTCAAAGTATATTGTTGTTAGTAGTGCTGATAATGAAACTGGAAGTGTTCTTTTAGCTACTGATGAAGATGGGTTACCTTACATTCAACTAGCAACTTCAGGAAGTGAAAACAGAGCAGTGTTTCGTATGGATAACATAAATTCAAGTTGTACATATCAACTACCTAATGATAATGGAACTATTGCTTTAGATGAGAATTTAGTACACAAAACAGGAGATGAAATTATTGATGGCATTAAAACATTTATTAAAGATATAATAGTAAATAATATATTTGTTGGAAGAGGAGAAGGAGATAGTATTACTAATACTGCTATTGGTTATAGAGTATTACTTCATAACACTACAGGAGTTGAAAATACAGCTATAGGAAGTCAAGCACTTAGAAATAACATTACAGGTATTAGAAATACAGCTGTTGGTGAAGGGTCTCTTAAACAAAATCTAGCTAATGAAAATACAGCCATAGGACATGGTTCTTTACAAGTAAATACTACTGGGACTGAAAATACAGCAGTAGGAGCACTTGCACTTAATAGTAACATTATAGGTGAGGGTAATACAGCTGTTGGACTAAAAGCACTTAAAGAAAATGTTGCATCAAATAACACAGCAGTAGGAAAAGGAGCTCTTAGTGAAAATAAAACAGGATATGACAATACTGCAATTGGAAAAGATGCTCTTAAAGAAATTATTGGTGGATTTGACAACACTGCTATTGGAACAGATGCCCTTAGAAAAAATACTACAGGTAGTTCAAATACAGCAGTTGGAAAGATGGCTATGGGAGATACTCTTATTGCAGGAAATAGTAATACAGCATTAGGTACTTCTGCCCTTGAAAGAGCTTATAATTCAACAGGTAATACTGGAGTTGGAATTTTTGCTCTTTATACTGTTAGAGGAAATTTTAATACTGCACTTGGATACAATGCTCTTAGTAAGATTGGTCTTGGAATTCAAAATGTAGCAGTTGGAGCTTCTGCATTTGCAAGTAATCAAAGTGGGGATAATAATATAGCTATTGGGTATAATGCACTTAACCAAGAAAATTTTGGTGATGATAATATTGGAATTGGTAGAGACTGTAGAATAATTGGACCAGGTGCCTCTAATTGCATAGTTATTGGGGCAGATGCTAGAGGATTAGGTTCTAATACAACTGTAATAGGAAATAACTTTACTACATTAACTGAACTTAGGGGAGATCTATCTTTGCCAGAAGTCAGAAATCTAAATTTTGTAGATGATGCTGCAGCAGCATTAGGAGGAGTTCCTGTTGATGCAATATACCATAATGCAGGGATACTGCGTATAAGATTAGTATAACTTTTAAAATCAAAAATCATGGCAACTAAATCAAACTCAACAACATTTGAACCTAGACCTAAAGTGTCTAGACCAGGAGTACATGCTAAAAGCAAAACCTCTAAGTTAAAAACTTCAAAAAGTTATAAAAAACTTTATAAAGGACAAGGAAAATAACATAAATTTATACTATTTTTGTAAAGACTTATATTATGGAAAAGTCATTAAAGATTATATCAATATTAAAAATAAGCGTTATGGAATGGATAGGCCTATACACAAAGTATTTTATTAAGTTAGGAGTTAGCACTAAAGCTATGGCATCAAGCCCTGCAGGGATAGTTACAGGAACTACTATAGTAACTGTGTCTGTTTTAACTTCCATACAAAAAGCATTATTGTTATTGCTTATCTTTTTTATCTTAGACTTTATTACTGGTATATTAGCTTCTTGGAAAGTTAAAAGAGAAGAAGAAAAAACTAAACCTGAACTTAAAGAACAAGCTTTAATATCTTCAGAGAAACTTAAACTTTCAGCTGTAAAAGCTTTCACTTATGCAAGTGCTATATTAGGTGTTTGGGGTATAGAAAAAGTATTCTTCATTAAGACCTTTAAATTTGATAATGTAAGTACAGAAGGTTTAACTATAACTTTAATTTTTATTGGCTTTTGTTGTGCTATAGAATTTTATTCAATTGTTTTTGAGAACTTTAAGAAACTAGGTTTTGATATAGCTAAAAAATTTCTTCTTGTAGTTAAGAATATAAAAAAGATTATCTTTGAAGTAGAAAAATAAAATAAATCCATATCTTTGTGTTATGGATTTAGAGACTAAATTAACAAAACCTTTTAGTAACTTGACTTTTGAAGAGAAAAAGCACAAGTACTTTGTTGAAGGAAAACCTATTAAGACTTCAGTCTCAGGTTTAATTTCAGAATTTTATGAGCACTTTAATGCTCAAGCAGTGGCCCCTTTCTCAGCTAGAAAGTTAGGAATAACCACAGAGGAAGTCCTAAAACAATGGGCTGACATAAATCAAGAATCTAGAGATAGAGGACATAGAGTACATAACTTTGGAGAACTCTATCAATTTAACAGAAGTCTAAAACCTTCTTGTCCTCAAGAGGAAGCTATTGTTGCCTTCTGGAAAAGTTTACCAGAGCACATTATTCCAGTAGCTGCTGAACTCAGGATGTATCACTTCAAATATCTATTTGCAGGTACAGCAGACATCATTCTATTTGACACTAAGACACAAACATACATAATTGCTGACTACAAGACCAACAAGGACTTGTTTAAGAATTTTAAAGGTAAAACTATGTTGGCCCCATTTAAGGCTTTATTAGATTGTCCTTTAAATCATTATGTAGTTCAACTCTCTTACTACCAATTACTCTTAGAGCAAATAGGAGTAAAGGTTACTAAAAGAGTTATTATATGGTTAGGATTAGATGGTAAGTTTACTTGTATAGATACAGATGATGTAACAAGTATTTTAAAAACAACTTTAAATTAAAAATTATGAAAAGGTTTGAATTAAGAAATTTAAAAAAGGCTTTAGGAAAATCTTTCTCAGCTTTCTTTCCTACTCTACAAAAAGATCTAAATCAATTTTCTGGATTAGATCCTCAAAAAGATCTAGTACTTATTTCTATTTATCCTAATGGGTTAACTAGATCAGCACAAATTATTAGAACTATAACAGGATGGTCTATTAAGAAATCTACAAATTTTATTAAACAAGGGGCATTCCCTAAAGTTATTGAATATAATCTAAAGGCTTCTACTGCAGCTCTTGCAGAAACTCCTATCTCTGAAATGATAGTTAAAGCTGAAGAAGAAAAAGCTTGTGTAATAGAAATAAGATAAAATGAAGATAGCTGAAGTAATAGAAAGAATTCAATCTTTGTACTCTGTAGGAGTATCTAATGATGAGACAAGACTATCTGATAGACATGTTTATAATAAAGCATTGTCTGTTAGAATGCAACTTTTATCTCAACAACTAAAAAAGAAACAAAGAATGAGTGATTGGAATTATACAGTTCTTCCTTGTGTAGAATTAATAAAAGTTCCTAATCATGAATGTGCTTGTCTAGGAGATTTAGGTTGTGATATTTATAGAACTAAGTTTAAGATTCCAAGAGTAATGACAGACTCTAATAGACACTACATTGAATTTGTAATGTCTGTAGATAGTGGAATGAAGATTGAAGAAACTACAAGACAAGGTGTTCTTTATTCAAAAGGAAATAAGTATACAGGAATAAAACCTAAATATTTATTTGAAAATGGTTATCTATACTTTCCTTCAAATAAAAATCCAGGAGTAGTAAAGATTAAACTTCTTGCTGAAGATCCTTTAGAAGCTCATCATTATCCTTCTATTTGTGAAGAGTGTCCTGAGTGTATAGATTGTCTTCCAACTCCTGAACATTCTTTTGATATTGATGGAGACTTAATTGAACCTTTAATTGACATCTGTGTTCAAGAAATTATTGGTATCTTTGGGCAAAAGAAAGAAGTTCAAAAATCTGAAGGAAATAGTAAATAATGCAGAGAACAAATCTAAACATAAGAAGTTCTTATAAAAGGTATTCCAAAGAGATGGAGAATCCTGTAGAACTAAATCCTTTTCTTCATATAGCTCATGGGTATATGGAATTTCTAATAAAGAAAGTTGTTGAAGGAGAAGAAGTAACTATGCCAGCAAAACTAGGTACTCTATTTATTCAAGGAGTAAAAAAGAAGTTGACATTTAATAGAGATGGTGTACCATTACTTCCACCTAATTGGGGTGAGACTAAAAAGTTATGGGAGAGAAACCCTGATGCAAAGGCAACAAAGAAGATAGTTTACTGTCTTAATGAAGAAACAAATGGTGTAGTTTATAAGTTACACTGGTCTAAGAATAGAGTACCAATAGAGAACAAACTCTATTATAACTTTATTCTAACTAGAGATAATAAAAGGGCTATACATAAGCAAATAAAACAAGGTAAAGAATATATCATTAAATCAGAATAACAATGGAAAAGCAAATCCTAGATAGAATTAAAAGAACAGAACAAAGTGCTGCAGATCTTTATGGAAAAGTAAGAACTTTGTCTATAAAGGTTTCTTCTACAATAGGAAAGTTAATAGGTAAAAATTATGTCTATGTTTCTGCAAATGGCACACCAACACAAAATGCTATTGAACTTCAAACAGCTTATAATTTAGCCAAAACAATAACAGGTCTTTCTACTACCAACAGATTTAAAATTATTATGGGGACTGGAAAATATCAGTTTACAGGACAATTTTTAATAGACACACAATATATTGATTTTGTTTCTTTAACAGGAGATGCAGATGTAGAAATTATAAATGATATATATGTAACTGCAAATGATGTTTTTTTAAAAGGATTGAAAACAAGTTTACTTTTTAATATAGGTACAAATTTAAGTTTATTAGTTTGTGATACTTGTGTTGGTCTTGGTAATTGGTCTTTTGGATATAATGGTCCATATGTTAATTCAAGTACATTTAATAATTGTATAGGAGGTATGTTTGCTTTTACTTCAGGTTTTGGAGTATCTGGAAAATTTACTAATTGTATTGGTGGTGACTATTCTTTTTACTATAGAACATCAGGAGTGTTTACTAATTGTATAGGAGGAAATTATAGTTTTGGACGTAGTTTTGCATCAGGTACATTCAATAATTGCATAGCAGGTATTGATTCATTTGGTACATATAGTGTTGCATCAGGTACATTCAATAATTGTGTTGGTGGAATACGCTCTTTTGGTGGGGGTGGTGGTGATGGTATTTTAACTGGCAAACTATACTATTGTCGTTTAACATCAGGAACATTCATAACAGTTTCTAATGGAGGAAGAACCTATTATTGTGTAGATGGAAATGGAAATACTAATAATCAATAAACATGAGAAATTTTAATAGCACAATAGAAAATGAGTGGAAAGAACAATTGGATCTTACAACTACTCAACTTGAAGTATTAAATACAGGTACAGATGATGAAAAAAAAGCAGTAATTGAAACTGTAAATGTTATAGTTAATCTAGAGGATTTAAAAACAATTACTGCAATATACAATCAAAATAAACCCACAGAAGAAAGTTACGAATATATAGCTTGTAATTTAACTACTGGAGAAGATACAAGGGGAATTATTAATTACAGAGTTAACGGAGAACACAAACAAATTAGATTCTAAATTATGTCAACAGAACTATTAAAATCAGCAAGTCTTGAAAAAAAGAAAGACTTTACTCTTCCTAAAGGAGGAACTATTATCAGTAAAGAAGTAAGATTAAGTGTAGAAGAAATTGAAAATGGCTTCTTACTTAGAAAATCTTATGACATCAAATGGACTAATAAAGAGTCTGATGATAATAACTATGAATACTTTACAAGAACTTGGTTCTCTAAAGATAATCCAATTCAAATAACCATGCCTGATGAGACTAAATCATTGGCAGATAAATTAGACTAATCATGGAAAAACAAATTCTTTTTGCTATAAAAAGCTTGGAAAAAAAGGTAGTAGACATCTACTCTAAAATGAAAAATACAGGTTCTAGTCCTGCTCAACTTACTTTAGATGCAATTATTTACAACCCTGAAGCTCCTTTAGATGTTAAAACTGCTTTTGGAAATGTAGGTACTTCACAATTTTTACAACATTTAATACCTCTTCCTGATGGTAAAATGATAATTTTGGGAGGTTTTTATAAATATCAAGGAGTTGTTGTAAATGGTTTAGCTAGATTAAATGCTGATTTTACTCTTGATACTACTTATACTGGAGGAGGGAACAGATTTTTAACAGGCCCAAGTTCAAATGGACAAGGTTTATCTATGTCTTCCATGAGTCAAACTGTACTTCCTTTTTTAGACTCTAGTTTAAATTTATATTTTATTCGTGAAAGTTCCTATTGTTATCAATCTGAAAATTCTAGTAGAAATAGTAAAATATTTAAAGTAGATTCATTAGGTAATTTTGATGAAACTTTTGCTGCAGCAATAGGTACTGGACCTAATGCTACTGTCCATAATATTTTACTTTTACCTGATAATGGTTTTATTATAACAGGAAGTTTTACTGCTTTTAATAGTACTTCTTTTAATAGAATTCTTAGGATTGACTCTAATGGATCTATAAATACCAGTTTTGTTACTACTATGGGTACAGGTTTTAATGGTACTGTAAATCAAACAGTTCTTACTCCAACAGGTAAACTCCTTTGTCTAGGAGAATTTACTTCTTATAATGGAGTAGCTAGAAATAATATTGTTCAATTAAATATAGATGGGACTATAGATTATTCTTTTAATTATACCTCAGGTATTACTTCTTTTTATTCCTCTAACAATAGAATAACAATAAATAAAAATACAGGAGATATTTATTGTTATCTTGGAGGTGTTATAATTTATAATGGAATTAGTACATTTAAAAGAGTTATTAGAATCTCTTCTACAGGAAATTATGATGCTTCTTTTGCTAGTCCCCCTAATCATCTTGCTGTTAATGGAGGATGGTGGACTATGTATTTTGACACAGTTTTAAACAAATTATATTTAGGAGGAGGAGGATACAATTGGGGAACAGCTTTTAATAATTATTTGTACCGAATAAATACAGATGGAAGTTTAGACACTACTTATCCTCTTACTCCTGGAGAAGGTCTTCTTAGTAGTATGAATTATATAATTCCTCTTGGAACAGATTATTTGTATCTTTCTCATTATAACTATAGTAGTTCTTGGGGGAACTTGTCTGGAGAAGTACATAGAGGATTTACTATTATAAATAAACACACAGGAAAACTAGCTACTAAATTTACTAAAAGTCTAAATTACTAATTATGAATAATCAAATTATTATAGATAAAGAAAACAATGTTGTTTTTATCCAACAAGATACTGCTTTTACTATCTCTTTTCAAGAAGAGGATATAGTTTTACAAGAAACTACTATAGTAAATGCTAAAGGAAACCTAGAAATTCTAGAAGTAGAGTTACCTGAAAACTTAGATTTATCTAAATCTTATAAGTTTAAAAATGGTATCTTTACAGAAATTCTAGTACAAGAAGAAAATATTATACCTTAAAAAATATAATCATGGCAAAGTCAATTCAAGAAAGGTTAGTAGCCTTAGAAAGAAAAATAAAAGGAGTATGCTGTAGTCTTGCTAACTCAGGTAATGCTTTAGTGCAAAATCTTCAAGAAGTTACAACTGAAGGTAATACAACTACAAACAACATTGAATTACTTGATACTGCTAAAGTAACCTTTGATAATGGTTCAAGATTACAAAAAGGAACTACTAATAGTTACAATGGAGGTAATGGTGGTATTGCTCAAGTATGTTCTATAGACTATGAGTTAAAATGGGAAGCAGGAAGACAGTATGTTATGCAGCAAGATGGATTTACTATTAGAGAAGTAAACCATACCTTTACACTTACTCCAGGAGTTAATGATGATTCTACTAAAGGGTTTGTACCTGATAGTAGATGGATATTAGATAATGGGGATATTTATTTATGTACTGATAATACAGAAGGAGCTGCTATTTGGATCTTAATATATTCAAGATCAGAAGTAGCTGTTAGATGGTCTCCTGTATTTCAAGCTACAGGATTAACTTTTACAGGAACTGATGCTACTTACCCTACATATAATTCTTACTATAGTAGGTTTGGACAAATTGTTTCTTTTAATATTGTTATAGAGTTGTCAACTGTTACTGATTTTGGGACAGGACAATTTAAAGTAGAACTTCCATTTTTACCTATACCTACAGCAGCAAATCATTTTTCTGCTTGGGCCTGGGTTAATCCAGCATTACCTCCTGATGAATTAAATGGACATGTGCAAATGGTTGCTGATCACTTACCTAGTTCTTTAGTATTAGATTTACATTGGTTAAAAGAAACTACAGCAACTCCTAAACCTTTAATTGAAAGTTTATTGGTTCAAGGAACTCCTGTTACTTTTATTACAGCTAGTAAAATGTATATAAATGGTACTTATATTTGTGTACCTTAAATAAATAAAAATCATGCAAGATAGATTTCAATATGTTACTGTAGATACTATCCTATCTAAATATCTAAGAGACTTCAGGGGTGTAGAACTCAATGAAGATGAGGCTATTGAATGGATAGGAGAAGCTCTTGGTTTTATGCAAATGTCTTCTGCTTCTGAAGAAGGTATTGCTTTTCTTGAAGTTAAAAACTTTCAAGCAGCATTACCTAATGGTTTACATTACATAATTCAAATTGCTAGAAACAATGCTTGGTCTCCAACTACTGTTGAGACTTGTACTCCACAAGTCATTGCTGAAAACTTAGTCCCTGCCACATCTCCTGACTCTTGTTGTGGAGGTTGGACAGAAGATTTAGTTGCTGTAGATTGTCATGGAGAACTAATTGGAGATCAAGAAATAGCTTATTACAGACCTTACTTTGATTTACAATATGAATACTTAGGTTGGGTTCATTCTAAAGCATTCAGAACAAAGTTTACCCCTGTGAGACTAGCTAATCATACTTTCTTTAATACTTTAGTTTGTCAGACAGAAGAAAATGCTGGATTATATAGTGAAAGCAATGATGAATATACTATTGTTGGAGATCAACTTAGATTTAGTTTTCAAGAAGGGTATGTAGCAGTAGCTTATTTGAGACAAAGAGTTGACCAAGAAACTGGATACCCTATGGTTCCAGATGATGAATCTGCTAAAGCTGCCATTACTTATTACTTAGGTTGGAAGACTAAAGAAAGAGAAGCTTGGAATCACAGAGAAGGTGCTATGCAAATAGCTCAAGTAGCTGAAGCAAGGTGGTTAAAATATGTTAAACAGTTTAAGAACAAAGCTAAGATGCCTTGGGGAGCTGATGAGTATGAAGACCTTATGGAACAAAGTAATTACTTACTTCCTAGAAATAAAAGATACTATGGTTTCTTTGGTAAACTTGGTAAAGCAGAAGATAGGATTTTTAATGACCCTAACTTCACAAACAAATATAGATACACTTCTGGTAACTCAGCTTATATGAGATAATTATGGCCCAAGAAAAACAACAAGGAGGAATTAGTGTAAACATTCCTGGAGGATTAAATACAGACTCATCTTTAGTAAATCAACCTGAAGGCACAACTAGATTTGTGTTTACAGGAGTAAATGAAACTAAAGAAGGAGATTTAGGTTTTATTGCAAATGAAGAGTCTAACCAAGAATGTTATGATCTTAATGCCAATACTACATTAGGTCCTGGGTATGTACCTATGGGTAAAGTGTATATTGGAGATGAAAACAGTGCAATCTTTTTAGCTAATCCTAATGGAAACTCTGCTATAATTATAGTGGATAAAAATTGTAATGTAGTTGTTTCTTTTAGTGATAAGAATCAGACAGAAAAAATGGGATTCAGTGTAGCTCAACAAATTGATGCAACCTTTAGATTAAGAAGAGGTTGTGAAAGAGTTGTCTATTGGGTAGACCCTAAACCTAGGATGTTTATCTTGGATAAAGAAGAAGAGTACAAAAACCCTACTACAGGTAATTGGGATGTTTCTAAGTTTAATTTATTTAAAACCTATAAAAAAATTCCTGTTGTTCTAGATTTAGAAGTTGTAGATGCTGGTGGAGTTTTACCTCCTGGTTCTTACAACTTTTCTATTCAATATCTTGATGAAGATTTTAATCCTACTGAATTTGTTACAAGTACTGAAACTGTAATGATTTACAATGTTCCTTCTACTTCTTCTTACAGAGAAAAGAGAGGAGCTACAATGGAGAAAAATGACTCTTACTTAAATTTTGAAAATAGTAACAAAGCTATAAAAATAGTTTTTGATCCCAACTCTTTAGATACTACTTTTCCTTTCTATAGATTAGCTATTACAGAAGCTAATGCAGGAGGAGGACTAATTAGTGATACTAAATATACTTCTGAGATTTCCACAAGAAATAGTACTTTTTATTATACAGGACTTAATTATGAAAGCACAGGTACTCAAGCTGAGGTTACTATGTTTAATAACATAATTGAAAAAGCTCAAAGTATAGAACAGATAGAAAATAGATTAGTTCTTGGAGACATAGAAGGAAAGCAAGTTAACTATTGTAAACTCCAAAAGTATGCAAGTAAAATCAATACAGACTTAATTACTAAAACAGTTATAGTATCTACTGCTGATAAGAGTAATGTTAAAGATCCTGCTGCTCACTTTAATGGTATAGGATATATGCCAGGAGAGATATACTCTCTAGCTATTGTATATATTTTTGCAGATAACTCTGTTTCACCTGCTTTTCACATTCCAGGAAAAAGTCTTGGAGTTCCTTTAAACTATATGTTTTCAGCAGGGACTTCTGTTTATCCTATGAGTAATGTTAATAATGCTTGTACTGATACAAGATATATTGATAACAATACTTGTGGAGAAGATACTTTTTGGGGGGAAGATTCTCAAGGAGATTCTTTAACTAATCAAGCTGTAAGACATCACAGATTTCCTTTAAGAACAGATTATAATATTCCTTTTGTAACAAAAGTTCCTGAAGGTTCTGCTCTTAGTTTTATAAAAACTCTTAACATAGTTGTAAGTAAAACAGGTGCAATTTGTCCTGCAGAATGTCCTACTACAGACCCTCCTTCAGGATGTGTAGATACTTTAGGTAACTTTGGTTCTCCAGTAACTTTTGGTCCTTATGTTTATACTGTAAATTATACTGAAGATTCAACTCCAGGAGTTATAGCTAGTACTATAGACCCTTATTTATATGTAGTTACAGTAGGAGATAACACTACTCAAAATGTTAATTACAATGCTAATTCTGGTAATTTATATGGAGCTTCAGTTGTGATTACAGATATTGAAGAAACTTTTGATTACCCTACTCTTCCTAATACAGTTGCCATGTCAGGACCTACTTTAGATCCTATTACAGGTATGTATTATTATACAGGAACTTCTACTGTAACAACTATGACTTATAAGATTGTTATAGGTATAGGAGTTCAAGATGCTTCAGACCCTTTATATTCTTCTGAAATATTTGGTCTTAACTTTTCTAATATACACAAACCTTCTTTAACAGATACTAATGGACAAGAAGTAACTGGATACTATATTGTAAGACATGAGAGAACTGAAGCAGATAGAACTGTTGTAGATAGTGCTGTACTTACTTCAACTACTAAAGAGAAGAACTTTGTAGCTCAAGGACTTTTGTTTCCACAATATGCTACTCCTGGAGAGCAAGCTGCAAAAATTAAAAAAGATACAGTAGGATTAATTTATCCTGAACATAAGTTTAATAGTAGAAAATATTCTACTTTTAATAAAATTGTTCAACAAGGTAAGTTTAATAAAATTAAAACTATTTCAAGTAGAACTAAGATTAGAGATGTATCTGATGGTACTGGATATGTATCTGGTAAACATAAAGATGGAGAGTCTGATGATGATGGTTTTACTATTCAAATTAAAACTAGAGATAACATAACTAACTTTGAAGGGACTAGTCAATTCACTTTAGATAGTACTAATATTAAAGAGTTATATTATCTAAATGCTTTAGAAGATAAATTAACTCATGATAGTACTGATACAGGTATAGATGTATTTAATTTGGCTTGTGATAATAGAGTAGGAATTATTCAATTAAAACAAGACTACACATTTAATACTGTATCAAGTTTACCTTATGTTTATTTGTACAGAGATATAGTAGAACCTTACTCTAATTTTAGATTGACTCCTTACTATAAAGAAAGTAGAAATCCTGAAACTTTTGACCCTATTACAAATGTAGGTACTGTAGCTATTTGGAATGGAGATAGTTATATCAGTTCTATAAGATATGTAAACAGTGTTTACTTTGATACTAGAATGAAAAAAAGAGCAGGTAAAACTTCTGTTTGGAATTATATTATTGCTTTTGTACTTGTAGTAGTGGCAGTAGTAGTAACTATTTTTTCATTTGGATTAGGAACTGTTGCTGCAGTTGGGCTAGTTTCTTTAGCTGTAGGTCTTGTGGGAGTTGCAACTACTTTGACAATTTCAGGTATTCAACAAGATGCTTGGAATAAGGCATATAACATTTTATATAATCAAGGACTTAGAGAGACTATTACAGACTCTTATATGCAAGATGATGTTGACCCTATAAATGGAGAACCAAGAGGATTTAGAAAAAACCCTCAAGATGATGAGATTCAGTGGTTAGGAGATTGTGCAAATCTTTGGTTTGAATCTGCAGTTAACATAGGATTAAGACATGGTGCCACTGATAATACTCCAGACTTTTTAAATGCTCCTGGACTTGTAGAATCAGGTACTACTTATTCAGAATGGAATAGAGAATACTTTGGAATAAATTCAGTAGGTTCTGCAGAAGTCCCTCCTACCACAGCTTTAGACTTTCACATGGTTAAGAAATTAACTTACCTAGATGCAAATAGAAAAGGTGGTAGAGCTTACATTGGTTTAGCTGCTGCTGAAGTCTATGCTTTGAATCCTGATTACACAAGAAGAAACAGACAAAAAGCTTTTAATCATTTAGGATTAGAGTATGACTGTTGTTCAGATTGTGTTGAAACTTTTCCACATAGATTCCACTGGTCAGAACAAGCCTTCCAGGAAGAAGTGACTGATAACTTTAGAATGTTTTTACCTAATAATTATAAAGACCTTGAAGCTGAGACAGGTAAAATTACAGACTTGTTTAGAATTCAAAATAATCTTTATGTTCATACTGAAGAAGGTCTTTGGCACTGTCCTCAAACTTTTCAAGAAAGGGTAACTAATGATATTATTTCTTTTATAGGAACAGGAGAATACTTCTCTGTACCTCCTAGAAAGATTGTAGATGATGCAAACTCTTCTGCAGGTAATATACATAAGTGGGCAAGAACCAAAACTAAGCATGGAGTTTTGTTTCCATCTTTTAAAGAAAAGAAATGGTACTTATTTAATGGTCAACAATTGAAACCTATTAGTGATAATGGTAATAGTAATTACTTTAAAACTCACATGGATTTCTTAGTTGAGCAACAATACTATGCAGCTAATTCTGCAAACTATCCTTATAGAAATAACCCTTCTAATCCTTTAGGAGTAGGGTTCTTATCTACTTATGATACTAATAAAGAAAGACTTATCATTACTAAGAAAGATATGAAGATTACTAACCTTCCTACAACCTCTTATGAGCTTTGTACTGAAGGAGCACAGACTATTATCTTTCCTAACATGGCACAAACTATTGCAACTAGACTTGCAGCAGGTTGGAATTACATAGGAATAGAAGATTGTAAAATGAAGTTTGAAAAAACAACTTATGAAACAACTACTACTATTGCTAATCAATACACTTCTGTAGCAAATGATATAGACATCTGGGCATTCTTTGATACTTCAGGTTCTTTCTCAGGTTCAGATTTAGCTCAGATAGATGCAAGTCTTGATGATTGGATAGCAAATGATTTAGTACCTACAGGTTGGGCAGGAAATATATACAAAGTCAACACTTCTTCAGAAAAGTGGTTAGACTTTCCTAGTCAAATTCCTTTAGCAGATAGAAATAAAGTATTGTTAATTTCTTTTGTTAATGAGGCAGAAGGAGGACCAGTATCAGCTCCTTATCATAATAGTGCTTTAAATTTTACAGGGCAACCTACTGCAATTTATACTACACATTACAATGCCTTTACAGGAGTAGGAGGACTTTACTCTACTTTTGATAAATTCATAGGTATTAATTATCCTATTGCTACAGTAGCAGCTTCTAAAGCTTTTATACTTCATTCTTTGGCTGCTGTTAAAGGTTCTGATTATACTCTAACAGAAGTAAACAGCATACCTGTAAATAGTTATTTTTCAGGAGCAGAATGGACTTCTTTAAAATCTCAACTATTGAATAATCCTTACAAGACTTTATTAGATCCTAATGGAGACCCAGGATTAGAACAATACAATTGGTTTGTAAAACCTGATAGAAGTAATTTAGGTAGTCCTCTTTCTGCAGACTGTCCTGCTAGTACCCTTATTATTTCTCCTTGTCAATTTGCTGTAGATATGAATACTATCTTAGCATCTTTAACAGAAGTAACACCAGTAGAAATTACTAATACTTATCCTGTAACTAGTGTTCAATATGAAACAGGACAAGTTTTTGTACCTCAGACTTTGAACAATGGTTACACTATGTCTTACTCTTTAAAAAGAGAAGAGTGGGTAGGATGGCATCCTTATATCCCTAGTTTCTATATGCATGTACAAGAGAAGTTTTACTCTTGGACTCAAGGTTCTAGATACTTGTTTAAACATAATAGACCTAATCATTATCAGACTTTCTATGGTGTAAGATACCCTTTCATTGTAGAGTATGTAGATAACCCAAGTGCTATGACAACTAAGATATGGGATAGTTTATTGTTCCAAACTGAAGCCAAGAAATTTGACCCTATCAGTGAAGAATATTTAGACCAAAGATATGTTACATTTAACAAAGCTTTGTTTTATAATACCCAACAGACAAGTGGTATTATTACTCTGGCACCTAAACAAGATAGTAACATCAACTATTTGTTGCAACAAACTAATAATGCTCTAGGAGTAGCAACTATAGATAGAAATGAAAGAGATTGGACTATGAACTCTATGAGAGATATAAGAATAGATTATACTATTCCTATGTTCTTAAAAGATTTACCTTCTCTTCAAAGTAGTTATTACATAGATAAAGTAGTTAACCCTGCTGCTATTGATTATAATAAGGACTGGACACAGCTTGAAAGTTTTAGAGACAAGTTCTTGGTAGTAAGGTTAATATTTGATAACTTTGCTGATACAAGATTAATCTTTAACTTCTCAGCTTTGCAAAGAGCAGAATCAGAAAGATAAAGATTAATCTTTAATAAACTAAAGAAAGATGTTACAACCTAAGAAACCTAACCCTGCTCAAAAAACTAAGAGGAAGACTGCTCAAGGACAGTACACCTCTGATATTGATTGGGATCAAGTTAGATCTGTAAATGATAATGTAGCAGTTCAAACAGCAAAAATGTTTGACCCTACAGGTATTAGTTCTTATCCTGATGTTTATTATGCAGCTAAAGATTTATCTGAAGGAAAAGGTTCTTGGGGAGAATTAGGTTTAAATGTTCTTGGAGCTTTGCCTATGGTAGGTAAAGCTAAAACTATTTTTAGATTGGCTAAAGCAGCTAAAGCATCTAAAACAATAAAGAATACAAAAAAAGTTATTAATGCTGTAGAAGAAGTTGCAAGTAAAGTTAACAAAATTACAAATCCTGCAAATATTAAACCTATGATTAAAACTAAATCTGTTGTATCCTCTTCAAAACAAATTGGTAAGGCAGATATAAAAAACTTAGGTGTAGATTTATTAGACATTGGAAATGTTGGGGCTGATATAACTAGTGTAGTTAAAGCAGGAACTCCTGTAGTAGAAGAAGCTTCTAAGAAAGTGGAAAAACTTTTAGAAGAGCCTTCTATAATAAACAAAGAAAAAATTAAAAGAACAATACAATATTATAACAGAGACCCAAAAAGAGGAGAAGTAGAAACTCCTGGAAAATTGGCTAATGTAGATTATAGAACCATTAATAATTCAGCTGAATTAAAAATGTGGGAGCAACAAAAATTAGTTTACGGAACTGGAAATCAAGGAATTATGAAAAGAAAAATGAACCCTAGAAAAAAATATGCTAATGGTACTACTCCTGCTGGAGTTGGACCTAATAATTATATTCAAACTCCTAATGAGGTATTGAATGATTATAATATTATGTTAGCTGAAGCAGATCAACAAGTGGCTAGTAATTCTTTAGTTCCTATTGTTTCCTTAGTAGGAGGTCTTGCTCAAGAAGCTATTAAGTTTGGAGGAGCAGGAGGCTTTAGTAAAGAAGCTTGGACTAAAACTCCTAAGACAGCTGCTAATGGAATGAACAATGTAAACCAAGATGTAGAAGTTGAAGGAGGAGAAATGTATGAAACTCCACAAGGAGAGACAGGAGAATTTCAAGGACCAAGTCATGAACAAGGAGGTATGCCTATGGAAGTAGGACAAGATATTCCTGAAGGAACTAAGGTTTACTCTGATAGACTTAAAGTTGGTAAAGAAACTTTAGCTGAAAGAAAAGAAGCCAGAGAAAGAAAAATTGCTAACCTTGAAAAAATTGCTTCACAACCTTTACTTGATTCTGCTGTTAAAAATGCTACTCAAAGAAAAATGCAATCTATTCAAAAAGAAGAGATGGCTGACTTACAATTCCAAGAGCAAGTAAATAATATGCAACAAATGGCTGATAATGTTATTGCAGCTTTTGGTACTAGTATGAAAGGACTACAAGCAAATCCTATGAAATATGAAGATGGTACTGGCCCTGCAGGAATTAAGTATGGTAAAGGATATGATGCAAATATGTTTAAAGACTTTTATGCAAAGTACAATGAACTAAATCCTGGAGGAGTAATGGATATGAATTTCATTCAAGGAGATTTAGGTATAGAAAGTAAAACTCCTGGTTTTGGTAAAGTATTTGGACCAGGTACTTATAAAGCAAGTCAAGATTGGTTAGCTGCCAATAAAGACAAGAAAGCTGATGGATATGTTACAGGAGATGCTAATGGAGATGGGATAAGTGATTCCCTTGGTAGTAATCCTAATATTAACTTAGATGCTTTAAAGAATTTTAAAATAGGAGAAGGAATTAATGATAATGCTTCTTTAAGTTATGGAGATCCTTATGCTGAGGATGGTGTTAACTTTAAGATGCCTTCAGAAACTGTAATGACTCCTATAGAACAATATGGTAATGGTGTTGATACTGGTATTACTCCTGAAACTGATTTACCAGGAAACATGTTTAGTAGAGTATTGGGTAAAGTAGGTACTGCTGTAAATAAAAGTGGAGGTATTCCAGGTATGGGAGATATTGCTAGTCTTTTTGGAGATTATCTTGGTTCTACTGCAGGTCTTAAAAATGCTGCTGAACAAAGAAGTACTGACATAACTCATAGAAATGTGTATGCTAATGCAGGAAAAGAAACTCAGAAACAATTAGATACTGCTATGAGTTCTATTGAAAATGCTAAAGCTCAAGCAATAAGTAAAGCAACTACTACTACTCAAGGAGGTAAAAAATCTGGTAGAAATGCTGCTAGAGGTATTAATCAATCAAGAGCTATGGATTGGTTATATGATACAGCTTTACAACAAAATATTATGGATATTAGTACAGGAGCTGCAGGACAAATTGCAGACATATATAAAACTAAAGCTAGTACTGCTCTAAGTGTAGATCAATTAAAAGGACAAGGAGAGTATCAAGCTAATATGGCTAATGAAGCTGCTAAAGATGCTTACTATACTGCTAAAGGATTAGGTCTTAAAGATCAAGCTTTAGGAATACAGAATATTGGTAAAGACTTAAATACCATGAAAAAAAATAAAGTTAAATGGAATATTGCAAAAAAATCAGGTATCTATGGTCAAGGAAATGATGAAGGGGATATTACTAACAAAGCTATAGAAATTACTGACCCTAGAACAGGAAAAAAAATATCTGTATCTATGGAAGAATACCAAAAATTTATAGCACAATCTACTAAAACAACATAATCATGGGACAGTTTTATAAAGGTACAGAAGCCACATTTCTTGATGATAAAATGTATGAAGCTCCTTATGAATTAATGGGACAAGCTTTAGCTAAGAAAGATAAAGAAGTGGAGACAGCAGCTAAAGCTAAAGATGAACTTTCAGCTTTATTAGAAGCTAAAGGTTTAAAAGTAGATGATCCCAGACTTCAAGAAATTATAGGAGGATACACAACTCAAGTAGGAGACATAAGTTCAGGTATCTATGGAGATGCTATGAATGCTGCTACCTATATGCCTAAGATAGAAGACCTTAAAAGAAAGATTACATCTGATTGGAAAATGGGAGAGGTAGCTAAGATACAAGGTAATCTTGCTGCTTTTAATACTTGGGAAGAAGAAACTAAAAAACAAATTGATAAAGCTGGAAATAAAATCTCACCTCAACAATGGGAATTATTAAAAGCTAAAAAACTTGCAGAATTTAAAGGAACTGATTATAAAGGACCTAGTACTTATAACACTTTTACTGGAGAAGCTTTACTAGAGAAAAAACCTTCTGATGTGTTTATTGATGATATGTTTAAAGAAAAAGTAGGTAAGGTTAAAAGTATTTCTTGGGACCAAGATAGAGGACTATGGGAAATTAAAGGAGAAAGAGGTACAGAAGGATGGAATGATCAAGATTTAAAATCAGCCTATAAGGCATCTTTAGCAGCAGATCCAAATCAATTGGGTGCCATGCAACAATTAAACTCTTTAGGAGTTCCAGGATACCAAGAACCTTTATTTGATGAGAAAGGACAACTTATTGTTGATGATACAAAAAACAATGCTTTTCTTAGGGAATTGAATTATGCTAAAGAGAAATATGGTATTGTAAATGTTAAGACTAGTGATGCTCAATTAATGAGTGATGCAGGTAAACAAGAATATGCTTATGGAATTAAGCAAAGAGATGTAGAACAACCTGTTGGATTTAGTTTTGAAGATACAGATAAACATGCCTTAACTCATGATTATGGAACTTACAGTAATACTAAAAAAGAAATCGTAACTTCTAAAAATCAATTGTTTACTACTGTAGCTAATAAATTAAACTTACAAGGAGGAGAAGCAAGAACTAAACTAGCTGCTCAAATAGGTAGAGGAGATTATTCTGCTTTTGCAGGAATACCTGATAGTGAAGGATATGTAGAACAGTTTAAACAATTATTTGCTAAACAACAACTTCAAGCTGAAACTGAAAAAGACTATGGTCAATGGGTTAATGGAAGACAAAAAAATGCAAAAGGAGAAATACTTACAACTGTTTTAGTAGGAGGAAAAAGAAAAACAGTTCCTGTAAATCCTAACTCTGAAGCAGGTAAAGCTCAGTTATTCAATATTTATTCTAAGCAACCTGGGTATCAAAAGAATATCACTTCAACTTACATAGCAGATAATATTCAAGCAGGAGTTGGAGCTAAAGCTACAATAGCTATTGGTAAAACTTTAAATGATTTAGGAGGTAACTTATCTTTAAATTTACACACTGCTAAAAATATGAATGCTATCTATACAACTCCAGATGGTAAGTCTAATGTAAGATTAGTTCCTCCTGGAGGAGATAAAAAATATTCTAAGACAGGTACTTATATAGATGGTAAAACTTATAAAGTAGATGATAAAGGTAATTTTGTTATACCTGCTTTAGATACTACTGGAGAAATAGGGGCACAAACTTTAGTAAATTTAGGTTTGTCTACTGGATTAGAGTATGTTCAACCAAAAACTTCTGCTGACCCAACTAATCCTGAAGAACCAGGAGAAGAAGCTTCTACTACTGTTGCTGGAATGATTATAAATGGTAAAAAGACTAATTTAACTTTTGGGTCTCGTAGTGCTAGGGTTGTAGATAAAAATGTTAATGGTAAGACTGTTATTGCACTTCCTGTCTCAGGAGGTAGTTTTTCAACTATTGCTACAATAGATGCTAGTACCATTCAACAACCTGACTTACAAAGGTATATTAATGACCCAAGTAGAAAGGCTCTTCAAGTCTATAATGATTGGAAAACTTCAGTTCCTCCTGTCCTTACTGCTGTCCCTGTAGCTAAAGGATTGACTGTAGGTAAATCTGTTTCTAAAGGTTGGTATGTAGTAAGTAAAGATGGTAGAAAGATGAGTCCTGCTGAAGCTGGAAAAACTCAAGAAGAATTAATGACCTTGTATTATAAAAAAGCAAGACAAGAATAGAATTTTTTTCATAACTTTGTATAATAATCTTTAATTATCTTCAGCATGGGCTTAAATCCTAAATCACCTATTAGAAAAAAAGAAAATACTATAGACCCTTTTAGTGTAGAAGGAATACACCAAGCTGCAAATACAGGTATTGGTAAAACTATAGCAGAAGCAAGAGAAAAATTTACTCCTAATGCTCAGTTAGGGGATGTCACTATGCAAGGTGTAGATGATGATGAACTTGAAAATCTTTTTGGAAGTGGTACAGGTACTTTGTCCTCTAGTAATATAGCTACTGCTAGTGCATATACATCTCAAAGAGAACAAGGACAAATGAATCAGGCCAAGTATGAGGCAATGATTGCAAAAAAGAAAGCTGAAAAACTTCTTGCTATTGAAGCTAATCCTGTTATCAAAGAGTTAAAAGACAATATTGCAAAAGAAACTGGCAATGAAAAACTTGCTCAAGAAAAAGTTATAAAATTTGCTGATACTCAAAGTGAATTAGATAAGTTAGAAAGTAAAACTTTGTGGGAAAGAACTAAAGATTTTACTTTCCAATTTATGCAAAGTCTTACTGATGATACTCTTTGGGAAGACAAGATGCTTAAAAATAAAGGACTTGATAATCTTATCTTTAAGGGAATGACTCCTGCTGAAGAAAAGAAATATAATGAACTCCAAAATTACAAAAGAAAAGAAATTGAACCTGCTTTAGCTCCTTTAGAAGAAAGAGGTAGACTAATGCATCAAACAGCTTTGGCTAAAGCTGAAGAACTTAAACAGAAAAAACTAAAGGATGATTCTCAGCCTATGTTTTATCCTGATGGTAGTGTAGGACCTAAAGCTAACAGTAGTGAAGATAATTATACACAAACTGCTGAAGAAGCTTATTGGAGAACTGTGGCCAGTAAACACCAAGACTTAAATGAAAAAATCTCTGATTACAGAAAAGGTAATACAGATTTTTTTGCAGGTATCTCTACTACAAGTCAAGATGTAGGAACTTTTGGTTTAAGACCTATGGTCAATGATTTTAGAGCTAAAGAAGTATTTGATAAACTTAATAGAATCTATTTAGCTAAGAAGAATGGTCAAAAACCAGAGACTATGACTGAAGCTGAAGATGCTGTAGCTGAAGCTTATAAATTAGAAAATGATGTAAATGGATTAAAATTACATGAAAATAATTTTGGATATAATCTAGGTGCTGGTGTAGGAGGTTCTGTTGGGTTTATGGCTCAAATGATGTTAACTAGAGGTGCAGGTGCTGTTGCCAAACAAGGAGTTACTGCTTTAATCAAAGGTGGAGTTAAAAAAGGTGTTAGAGCTGGATTAGAAAAAGGTCTTGAAGAAGAAATGAAAATAGGATTAAGAGGCCTATTAAAACAAAGTATTAAAAAAGGAACTCTTTCTTCTTTAGGTACTGCTAGTAAAGAAATAGCAGAAAGAAGTTTAGCTGCAGGAACAGGTCTTTTAGTTCAAGCACCTATTTCTCCTATGTTCTATAAAGCTTATACTTCAGATCAAATAGGTGGAGTAGAAAGTGTAGTTGAAAAAGATGGTAAGACAAGATATGTAGTTAAGGATGAACTTTATGAAATGAAAAGTCCTTACTACAAAGACCAATTAAAATCTTTGGATAAATTAATTGAATTAGAAAAAGACTCTGAAAAGAAAAGTGACCTTGAAAGTAAAAGAAATGCCCTTCAAGCTGAATGGGATTCTTTTATACCTAAGAGTGAAGCTAGTTCTTTACTATATGCTACAGGAGAATACATGAAAGAAGCCTTCTCAGAAGGTTATGTAGGAAGAGGAGTTCAAGCTGCAGGTAAAGGTCTTAGAGCAGGGGTAAAGTTAATACCAAAAGCTGGAGGACTATTAGATGCTACTGGAAATTTAATTACTAAAGCTAATGCTCCCTTTAAAAAATTAACAACTGCTGTAAATAATCTTACTTTAGGTAGAGCAAGTTTTGAAAAAATTGGAAAAGAATCTGGAGAAGGGTTAATTCAAGGTATTCCTGAAGAAGCTCTTGAAGAAATCTTTGTTCAGGCAATGCCAGCTTTAAATCAAACAGGTGCTCAGTATAAAGAAAATGTAAAAGAACTAGGTAAACTAAGTTTTTATAGAGATGTAGTAGCTCAAACTGCTGTAATGGGAGTTGGTTTTCAAAGTATTGGAGCAGCAAGTAGAGCTAGAGCTTATTCAAAAGATAAAACTAATTACTCAAAACTATTAGCAGATTTAGAAAATATAGATATTTCTGAAGATGAAAAAAAGGCACTTGCTTTGGCTTCAGGTCAAAAGTTAGGTAGTCCTGTAGACTATAGAATTGTTAGTAATAACTTAAGAGAAGTAGGTAAACATGCAGCTGCAGATCAACTAGAGCAAAGAATGTTTATCAATATGGCTCAACAAGCTGCTAGGTTAGGTAAGATGGGTTCTTATAAAGAATCTATGGATAACTTATTGAACAGAAAAGATATTCCTGATACCTTTAAACAAAATGCTTTACAAGTTGCAAATCAAGTAGATGCTATTCATAAGACACACCAAGAACACTCTGACAAAGAAAACTTTGCTGAGATTCTAAATGCTACTGTATATGCAGGATTGCATCAAGATAATATTAGAAAGTTAGAAGGACAAGCTATTATTTTAGAAGAACAAGCTAGAGAAGAAATTGAAGCTTATAAAAAAAGAACAGGTAAATCTTTTGATTTTACTCCTAGTAGTTTATTAACTAAAGAATTTGCTTCTGAAGAAGAAAAAGCTAGTTATGAAGAAACTTTGGATGAATTACTTGACCCAAAGAAAGAAAATAATATGGCTGTTCAAAATCTTGTGGCTAATATTAAAATGAGAAGAGCTGCAGAATTAGATGTAGCTGAAAACAAAAAAATTCTTAATGATGAACTTGCTCCTGATAGACAAGATAGACTTAAAGCTAAACAGTCTTTAAAAGATGAGTATGAGTTAGTTGAACAAGACATTGAAAAAGGAGAATTAGTATTACCTGGAATAAGTAATGTTGAAGAAAAAGAACAACCAAGTGGATTAAATGCTGTTAAAAAAGCTAAGGCTATTATACAACACATTGAAGATACTTATGGTACTATGATTTCTGCAGAAGACTTAAAAGAACTTAAGGATAATAAAATTGAAAGAGCTAAAGTTGAAAGAAATGCTACTATCAAAGATTTATTAATTAGTCAAAGTCAAAAAATTGAAGATAATAAAATTCCTGTTAATGAGGATGCTTCTTTATCTTCAGAACTAGTTACTATGCCTGAAGATGATGATGTACAAGTTAGTGGTTATGTAGATGATACTGAATTGCCTACAAGTGCTATAAACTCAAATCCAGATTTAGATGCTGCATTTGGTTTAGCTCATCAAGGTTTTACTGTTGACCCTACTATTACAGTAGGAACACAAGATGTTATATCTCAACCTATAGATTTATCTGTATCTGCATCTACTACTCAAACAACTTCTAAAACTAATGAGCAACAAGTTGCTGACTTAAGAGCAGAAGAGCAAGTTGAGAATGCTAAAATAGAAAAAGAATATCAAGATAATTTTCAAAAAATAACATTTGGAGATGATGTTGCTTGGCAAAAACTAATAGATATAAAAGATGCAAAATTAGCTGAAACTTATGATAAATATGATAAATTAATCACTCCTTTATTGAATAAGTCTACTCCTAGTACACAAATCTCAGTTCCAGCAGATACAACATTTTTTGATGGAGAACCTATGCTTGGTAAAGTTTATCCTGAAGAGTTTTTAAAACAAATTCAAGATACTTTAGAAGGTATGACTCAACTTTATGAAGATAAGACTGGAAACAGAATTACTTTTAGAGAAATCTTTGACCATTATAAGTCAAAAGGAATGCTTGATGATGTTCAAAAAAACTTTGGAGCCATGTCTTCTGCTTGGATTGCATTAAATGCAAAATATGGAGATACTCTGTATCCTCTTGAAGATTTTACAGAAACCTTTAGTGTAATGTATAGTCCTGCAGCCATCTTTGATGTCTTAGCTACTATGGATTTCCAAGATGGAAATATTGTAACTCCTGTGGCTCCTGTAGTCCCTACAATGCCAACTACTCATCCTGCTATAGAAGTAAGAGAGGAAAATGACAATGTACAAGCAGCAGCTTTGGTATCTAGTAGAATAGTAGGACAAGATGAATCTAATAGAGAAATCTCTGAACAAGTTGTAGAGACAGTTATTGATACTCAAAGAACTGCTAACATGTTACCTAAGATGGGGTATTCTTCTTTAGAATACACAGAAGAAAATGAAGATGGCACATACAGAAAAATAAGCATCCCTATTCTTAATACTAATAAGAGTAATGGTGTAAATATAACTCCTTTATTGGATCCTGAAGGATTACAAACTGGAGATACTGTGGGTATTGAAATAGCTACAGAAAATGAATGGAAAGATATTACAGTTTCTAATGGAAGAACTCCTGAAGGAAAAGTAATACTTACAACTTTTGATAAGTGGTTAGCAGAAAAACCTAGAACTCAAGAAGAAATTGATGCCAAAGTACCAATTTATTATACTTACCAAGGAAAAAGAATTGCTACAGTTCATGATTCTGATTGGTATAATGGTTACAATGTGGCTGACCCTACTGGATTAGATATTAATCCTCACAGACCTTTGGGAGAGTGGGCAAGTGAAATTCAAAAAGGAAAAGAAGGAACTCAAAACTTAAGACAAACTATACTAAAAGGAGGTCTAAGAGAAGTAACTATAAAAAGAACTCCTACTAGTGTATTCCAAACAGTGGGTGACAATTCTTTAGTTAGTCTAGAAAGTAACAATCCTCAAAGTATTATTGCTGTTCAAGTAGGAGAAAAAATCTCTATTGGTAATAAACAAGAATTCAAAGATGGAGTTATACTTAATGAAGCAGACTTTTCTGAAAGAACTGCAGATGGAAGATTAAAGTATGATAGTAGAACTTGGGAGATAAGAAGAGAAGGTAAGATGCAAAGACCTGATGGGACTTTAGTAAATACTTATAGAGCTTTTCATGTCCAAAGAAAAGTAACAGAAGAGCAATTAGAGACAGTTAAATGGGCCCTAGCTGCTAATGCAGTTAAGAATAGATTTACTTCTTACTTGACTACAGTAACTCCTTGGACTTCAATGACTGATGATCAGGCTCAAAATATTAGAGAACAAGTACTTAACCATACTGGTTTAGATATTTTTGACCCTACTGACATATTAACTTTTGTAGAAAGTTTTTTACAGTTGTCTAATAAACCTGCTAAAAATCAAGTTGCATATTACCAAAAAAATCTTATTAAAGATAATCTAGGTATGGATGCTGAATTACTTGATGAAGCAGCTAAAAAGAATAATCTAGTAGGTTTTGTTCAACATACAAAAGAATCTTTACTTAAAAAAGGAGATTTTAAATCTGCTATACACATAATTAATGGACAAGTAACTCCACTAAATATGGGGTACTCTCAGTATTTAAAGAGTAATTTAATGACTAATGTTTTGTCTTTTAATATTGGCACAGCAGAAAAACCTAATTACATAACAGCTGTTCAACCTATTATCAATATACAATATTCTCCTGTAGAAGGAGTTACTCCTCAAAATGAAGCAGAAAAAGTTATTGAGGTTGTAAATAATGATACTCTATTAGGTAACACACCTGCATTTAATGCAACAGAGCAATATGATTTTGCAGCTACTTTAGGTATTGATATAGATTCTTATCAAGAGTTTGAAGATGGTGAAGCTATGATTGCTAATGATACAACTCCTTTACAATCTTTACTAATTTCTATTGCAGGACTTACTACTCCTCAAGAACAAGATATTAGACAATATGTAACTCATGCTATTGCAGAGAGTAGACAATATATAGATGAAGAAGGTAGAGTATTTAATAAGAAAGAAAGAGCAGTAGAACAAGAAACTAAAGATAAATTACTTTCTACTTTGGCAGAAGTAAGAAAAGCTATCCAAGCTAATCTTAATACTGTTTTAAGTCAGACAGAAGATACTGCTGAAAAGAGAGCTTTTGTTAATGCTTACACTGATGCCCTTAAGAATATTGACTCTGTAGAAACAGATTATAAAGTTCTATTTAAAAGAGCTGCTTTAGATTTTGAAAAACAATCTAAGACAGAGATAGAAGATGGAGAAGAAGTAGAAGATGCTTTAAATGAAAAAAGTTATAATAAAGATTCTGTTGAAGAAAATAGTAAATTAAGTGTTGGTACTATTCTTAGAAACTTTATGCATGGAGTGCAAAAAAGAGATTCTAAAGGTACTATTCAAACAGGTTATTTAGGTTTACCTAAGTACTATACTTTTAATGAAATCTTTAATGAATTGACTAAAGTTCTTTCTTTAGGTTCTGATTTGCCTTCTAATTATGATGCTTTAATAAAAAGACTAGAGACTTCTGAAGTACCTTTTACAAAAGACATATTGGTTAAGTTAAAGACTGCTGATGAACAAACTAAGAATCAATTCTTATATACTTTTGTAAAACATAGTATGACTTCAAACTTTACTATGTATCAAGATTTAGGAGAGTTATCTGAGTTGAAGTCTTATGAGACTAATGCAAATGAAGCTACAAGAGTTATTGAAAACAAGTGGAAAAACAATAATAGAACTTCTTCAGTGTATAATAGAAATTTAACTATTAATACTACAACTGCTGGAAACTTAATTGATACTTATGAAGAATGGTTAAAAGGAGAAAACAATACTCCTGATAATCATAGAGCATGGTTAAATAAATTGGGTATAGGTTTTACTGATGCTGCTTGGGATAAAATAGTTACTGAAGGAATTAAAGATAAAGGATACAGTTACAACAATCTTTTATTTGATAAGAGTCAAGGTATATTTTTACCAATAGTAAACTTCTTAAGAGAAGCAAAAGCTAATCCTACAAGTTATGTTCACAATGAAGATAAAAATGTCTTTAAAGAATTATCAGGTATGTTCAAGTCTTTGGCTAAGATAGAAGCTATTTATAATACTAACTTGGTTTCTTTAACATATAGAGATGGAGATAAAACAATCTTTACTCAAACTCCAGAAACATTTATGTCTGATAAAGTTAATGACTTGCTAGACTCTTTAGGTCAAGAAGATAATACTTTAGTTCAAGACTTACAAGCTTTATCTTTTTCTGAAAACTCTCTTATCTTAGATTTTTTACAGAGAGAGGGCACTTCTTTTAAAGACCTTTTTAAAGTGTCTCATGCTGCTATTATGACTCTTAAAGAAAGAGGAGAAGATTCTGCTGATAGAAGAAGTATTACAGATTTAGGTGAAGTAGATTATGACTTTAATGTTAATGGTCAATTTGGAGATAGAAAGATTAAACAACTTACTACTTCTGAAAAGATAAGTGGTATTCATGCTAGAGTAATGAGAATGCTTTCTCCTACTATGTCTGATAAATCTAAGGCTTACTACATAGATACTATAGGTTTAGATCTTCTTAGAGGAGATGAGTTACAAGAAAATGAGCAAGGAGAGATCACTATGTCAAATAGATTAAAAGATGTCTTGATTGAGCAACTTGTTATGCCTGAAGTAAAAAGAATTATAAAATACCATGCTTCTGTTAAACAAACTAATATCAAAGATTATGATAGAGGAGCTGAAATATTTCATTTAATCCCTGCTTTAAATGCTTTACAAGATTCTAAAGGATTAAGTATTTTAGATGAATTGGCTACGCTTCCTAATCTAACTCCAGAAATAGTAAAAGCAAAGTATAAACTTCAGTTTGAAGAAGTTATTGCTAAGGTTGTAGATACTGAAACAAGAGCTAAAAAAGAATTATGGAAAGAACACTTTACTCCTAAAGTTGGGTCTAAGATGTTTTCTGTTTCTTACTTTACAGAAGTTAAGAAAAATCCAGCTGCAGATTACAACAAGGCTATTTATGATGTTGTAATTAATGGTATGTTACATAACTCAGAAATGTTTAAAGTTTTTGCAGGAGATATGGCAATGTATTCTCAAAATAAACTTTTCAAACAAGATGAGAATGGAAATAAAGTGCCTTTAAATGAGTACACTAATGAAGATTGGATAAATCTTAATAAGGGTATTGGAGTGAATCTTGGTAAAAGATTAGCTGCTTTAGCTGCACCAGGGAACAAAATAGCTGGTTCTGCAGATCCAAAATTCAGAAAATACAATCAGATCTTCTTAACAGATAGTGCAGATATTGCTCCAAATGCAGAGTATTTGATTTCTCTACACTATGGTAAAGAAGCTTTAACTCCAGCAATTAAGACTTTACTTAATGATTATAGTAAGAATGCAGACCTAGTGCACAGATATGAAATTGGAGAAGTTATGGATGTACCTGCTGTGGATAAAGCTAAAAAAGACATGTCTTTAACAAGACACAATCTTCAAAAAGCTTTTCCTGTTATAGCAGATTATTTTAATATTGAATCTACTGATGCTCAAGAGTATACTACAGTTAGAGAGCATATTAATATTCTAAATAAACAAGGAAGATTGACAACTGCTAAAATGAAGGCTATTGAGGCCAAATTAGAGGCAGGACAAGCTTTGGCTAGAGAAGATCTAAAAGTAATCATGCAACCTATTAAACCTGTTCATACAGGTTCTTATGCAGATACTACAGCAGATGTAAACAGATATGTTTATATTAAGTCTTCTTCATACCCATTATTGCCAGAATTTACAAAAGGCACCAAGTTAGAAGGACTAAGAATTAAAATGGAAGAGTTAGAAAAATCTACTGGTAGATTCACTAGAGCTTCTTTCCAATCTGCTAATAAAGTGGGAGCCACAAGAACAACTATCAATCCTTTTGATAAGTATTCTTTAGAAGGTATTAAAGAGTATGCTGAAGGAGATATTAATGCTAAGGTCTTAATCTTAGATAGAAATAACTTTAGAATCCAACAAGATGTTCCTGTTAAATCTGAAAAGACTAAGGCAGATAAAATATCTATGGGTACTCAGTTCTTTAAACTTTTGTTTGGTGATGGTATTACTGAATTAAATGGGTTTGAAATAGATGGTAAACCTATGACAGGAAGAGAATTACATCAGTATTATACTGACTCTTTTGCTGAACTTGCTAGACATAAAAGAACAGAATTATTTGAAGAACTAGGTTTATCTCCTCAAGGAGAGATTTTAAATAAAAAAGAATTTATTTACAGTCTAGGTAAACTACTTGAAAATGAAGCTATTAAAAGAGGATACAGTCTAAAATCTATTGCAGGATTAAAAATTGATGAACTAGCTATGGCTTCAGGAGTATTCTATGAATTTAAAACTCCATTATGGTTATCTTCTGATAAAAACAGATATGAATCTTTGTTGAACTCTATTGTAACCAATAGGTTAATGCAACACAAGATCTCAGGAAATGCTTATGTAGCAGGGTCTGAATCAGGAATTCAAATGAAAGAAGGATTAAACAGTCTTGAAGGAATTGAAGAAAGAACTAAATCAAGAATCATTTATCTTAATAACTTTAATGGTAAAGAACTTGGTGGAACTTCTGTTGAAGATGTGGATGGAACTCCTATGTTTAAAAAAGCACAAGTATTTGTTAGATCTTACTTTAAGAATCCTAGTACAGGAGAATTAGTTAATCTATTTGAAGGATATGATAATGAAACAGGAGATGTTTCTAAAGCTAAATACTTGATTAGAAGAGATAATGGTACTCTTGGATTGAAAGAAGATATGATAGATGAAAATCTTATGAATATGTTTTCTTTTAGAACTCCTACTTCTTCCCATGTATCTGGTTCAAGTATTGAAATAGCAGGTATATTACCTCCTGAAATGGGAGAACTTATGATAGTACCTAAAAACTTTACTAAACAAAAAGGTTTAGATTTTGACGTTGATAAGGAAAACACTTATCAATTAAATCATTATATGGATTCTGAAGGTAAAATTAAAGAGGTAAATGATGAGTATGTACAAAGAACAAAAGACTCTATAAAAGAACTTCAATTCTACAGAGGTAGAGACTTTGAAACTATTGCTGAAATTGAAGCAGAGTTAGATGCTCTTCAAGGAAAACTTAAAGTAGCTAGTAACATCCCTTACATGAATGAACTTCAATCAGAGGTTGAAGGTCTTTGGGTAATGGTAAAAGATTCTAAATCAAGTATCAAAGATATTAATCACTCTATGAGAAGTATTCAAAAAGCTTTGGATACTAAAATAGCTAGTCAAATGGCTGAAAATAGTTTTATTAAATCTCACTTGGCTGTATTTAATAACCCTGATAATCAAGTACAAAATAAAATCAACAAAGTATTATCTATGTCTTTTGCTCAAGATCAAGCTAAAATGTTTGAGAAAGCTGTAGAAGATGGTAATAAGGCAAAAGAAGTTGCCAAGTTTGTAGACTTAGGTATGACAATGGAAGATGCTGAACAAGAGTATTATACAAATCAAAGTTATAATACTGTCTTGTCTTACAGCTATCAAAAAATGAAAATGGACTTAGGTTCTATTGGTAAAACAGCTATTGGAGTATATGCAAATTATACTACTATGGCAGGACTTATTCAACAACAAGGTGTTGAGGTATCTTTAGATACTGAGATTACAATTGGAGGAATAACTTCTAAAGGTAGATTAGGTTTATTAGAATCCTTGAAACCTTCTCATATTTCTGAAGCAAATTGGAAAGGACTAAAAAGAACAGTTTCTGAGATATTTGCTGAAAAAGAAAATACTGCAACAGATAATGAGAAAGAGCAAATCTTAGGTAGAGTAGGAGTTAATGATCAAACTATTAATGTGGATTCATTATTGACTTTACTTGGTTTTGATACTGACTTAGTGAAAGTACCAGGAATGAAAGAGAAACAAAAAATGGCTCTTCCTTACTTACTACTTTCTCAACCAAGTATTAAAGAATACAACAAGCAAATCAAGAATAGTAAAGGTATCCTAGCTAGTGATTTCTTTGATGTAAGTAAGTTGAAAAAAGAAACTGTTGAAAGACTAAGTGTAGATAGCAATAATAACCCTATTATTACATTTGGTAAGGATAAGAGTATGTCTGCTATTGACCCTAAAAACATAACTACTTTTAGATATGTTTCTACTGGTCTTGTTTACAAACCAGGTAAATCTTTGACAGGCCAAACTATGTATGATGGTATTGCTAGTCAAGGAGCTTCTAATAGTATGGTACAAGTTGATGCTTTAATTACCTTTTTAGATTTAGATAAACATGCTAGAAATGTTTCTAAAGCTCAGAAAGTGTTAAATACTAATGAATTAGGTAAATCTTTAGTTGAATCTAGTGTTTCATATAGAGCCTTAGCTAATTTTCCTGATAGTCCTATTAAAAATATAAGTAAACTTTTAGGAGAATTTGAAAAAAATCCAGCAGTTATAACTGAAAACATGTATAAAATTGGTGGTTACTATGTAACTCCTAATACTCCTCAAGGTCACATAACTATCCATGGTTTACAAACTGGAAATACTTTATTTAAGAGTTTCTTCCCTTATGAGGATGTAGGTATTAAATCTGTAATTAATCAAATTTTATTGTCTCAAGGTTTAGACCCAGAGACAATGGCTGATAGTACTTATATAAAAGAATTCCATAAAATTATGGAAGAGATGATAAAATATATCAATTCTAATCCTAATAACAATACTTACATAGGAGAAACTAAAGCAAAAAGACAAGAAACTTTTGTAGACTCAGATACTAATACTTCTATTTCAACTTATTTAAGAGATTTAGCAGGTTCTGTAACTAACAAAAGAGGTGTAAATGCTGTATTGAAAAATGCTTTGTATTCTAGATTCTCTTATACAACAGGTGCTGAAGGAGAACTTTCTTTAATCAAGTATAATAATACTGCTACAGACAACTTAGATGAAGAGATTCTTTATAATGCTATTCCAGAGTTGATTCTTTCTAATCTTCCTTTGCCTCCTAGAAATGGTAAACCATATTCTACTAGACAATTAGGAGAAGACTTAGTTGCATATTCTTTCCTTGAAGGAGGAGTACAAGAAGCTACTCAATTTAGTAAGTTTATCCCTGTTCAGCTAATGGAAGTAATGGGACAAATAGAAAATAAAGGAGGAAAAGAAGTCTTTGTACCTATTAATAGAAAGTTACAGATGTTTAATAATAGAGAAAACTCTCCAACTTTCTTTGACAAAGCTTTAGGTATTCAAGAAACTGATATTGCTTCTTTCACAAGACAGTACTTTCAAAATAACCCTAGAAAAGCTAAAAGAGCTTGGTCTAAAAATGTTAAATTTACTGAAGAAGGGGCTTTACTTTATGAAACTAAACAAGGTAAATCACCTAAGTTTATTACTTATGATACTATACAAGAAGGTGTAAAAGTTTCAAATCTATATGAAAATGTGGGGATGAATCAATACAGAAGAATAGATACTGTAGGTCAGTCAGGTATTAAAGAATACTCTTATAAGCAAAATGAAGTTACTTCTATTTTTAACACTAGTGGAACTATTGAACAAGTTCCTGAAATAATAGAAGAAACTAAAATCTTAGAAGCAATTACTATGGATGGTTTAACTACTCCAGAAGCATTGCTTGAGCAAATCCAAAACTTGAACTTTTCTGAAGATCAGAAATTCTTGGCTGAGACTGCTAAGTGGTTGACTCCTTTATTAAAAGAAGGGTTAGTTAATATTCAACTTTCTAATACTTTGTATGAGAAAAAAGGAGCAGCAGGATTTACTTCTAGACCTGATTCACAAGGTAAAATACTTATTTCCATAGATGCAGATAAGTTTTCTCAAATGTCTAAAGAAAAAGGTTCTGAGTTAATCATACATGAAATACTTCATTCAGTTGCTGTAAGTCACTTAACAGAGTATTTTGATAATAGTGGTACAAAAACAAGAACTGATGTATTTATTCCTCCTCATGTAGAAAGTCTTTTCCAAGCATATAATGCTGCAAGAAAAGTATATGAAGGAGAAGTGAAAGCTTTGGAGAATAAAATAGCTCATAATTCTGTTAAAGGCAACCCTAAAATAGAATTTACAGATAGAGAACTTAATGTAATTTATGGTCTTACTAATGTATTTGAGTTTGTTTCTGTGGCTATGACTTCAGAAGATTTTCAAAAAGAATTTAAAGGGGTACCTTATTTACAATCAGGTAAATCTATTTTAAATAAAATTGAAGACTTCTTTGTAACTATGTTAGATCAAATTTTCCCAGGATTAAAAGAAGATTCTGTAGCTAGAGCATCAATCTTAGCTTCAATGAAATTTATTCAAGAAGAAAGAGCTAAAGTACCTACTAAAACAGTCACACAAACTTCACTTCCTAATGCTAATGTAGTGATTACTTATGGTAAGAGTATTGAAGTGCCTTTAAATGAAAGAATTAATCAAAAATTACCTGCTACTATTGTATTAGATGAAGATACTTCTGTAGATACTAAGACTTTAATGGGATTAAGTCAATTAAAAGAAGCTGGGATGTATGGAGAAAGTTTTGACTGGAATAAATATGATGATAAACTCAAAAATGAAGAAGTCACAAATGAAGAAGTAGAAGAATTATTTAAGAAAGAGTATGGTCCTGCAGCTTTTGAGTATGCTCAAGATAAATGGGGAGAAGACATAGCTATTGCAGAACTTGAGTTTTTAAGAGACAATCCTATAGAAGGAGCAAAAATTGTAGAAGCTTGGTATAATTTTTCTGACACTTACTATATAAATGATGATATTATTTCTCATTTTGCAGATAGAATAATTAAAGAAGTTCCTGAAGAGTTTGTTGATAAGAATCAAACTAAACTATTTGAAGAAGAAGGAGAAGCTATGATTTCAAATAATTTAACTACCTTTGATACTTCTATAGAAAATCTAGGTATTACTCAAGAAGAATGGGATAACCTAAGCCAAGAAGAACAAGACAAAATTAAAAAATGTAATTAATTATGGCAAATTGTGTAAATACTAACACTAAAGAGTTTAAAAAATTAAGTGCTGAAGCCAAATTAAATCCTATAATTCTTGCTGCAAAGGTTTCTTTGTGGCAAGAAGTTAATGGATTAGATAATTTTCCTACTGTTGGAGACTTAAGAGTTAAAGAGTTTAATAGTGTAAAAGGATTTTTTCAGCCAGATTATTTTAACCCTGAAGGGACTGTTAAAACTTCTGATTTACTTAGTTCTTTAGCAGAGAGTTCTCACCCTCTTTTTAAAGTTGCTAAACACTTAGAAAAATACTCAAAGTTATTAGATAAGTCTACTTCAACTCTAGTTGCTAATGAAGATGAAAATCAAGCTTTAGGTAGTTATTTTCCTGGCAGTCATAATATTACTATTAATTCTTCTATGGGATTTACAAATGGAGGAGTAACAATTCTACATGAAATCCTTCATGCAATGTCTTATAAGGAATTGAGAAATGATACAACTAATGCTAAACATTTTGAAGAACTCTATGACTATGTAAAACCTTTTTTTGAAGAATATAATACAGAAACCAGAGAAGGAACCTATGCCACTCACACTATAGATGAGTTTATGGTTGCCATACACACAAATTCTAAGTTTATTAGGGCTCTTCAAGAAATACCTGCTTTAGAAAATACTAAATTTAAAAATGCTTATGAAGAGATTATGGATTATATCCTTTCTCTATTAGGTATTACTAAAGCTAAAGATTCTTCAATATATGCCCAAGCTTTTTTTGCTGCTGAAACTATTCTTACTGATGCTAATGAAAGATTAGCTTCTAATGAAGAGTATCAAAAAGGGATAGATGATGGACATATTCTTTTTTCTGTAAAAGAAAAACCTACCTTAGGTACTATTAGTGCTAATGGTATTTCTTCTTTATTAGGAAAAACTTTCCAAACTAAAAGATTCTCAAACACAGTATCTTTTAATCAAGGTAAAGCAATTAAAAAGTATAATGCTTTACAAACTGATCATAAACTTCAATACACTTCTAAATTAGAAAATGCTAATACAGGAGAACATAGTTTTACTTATACAGTAAGTGCAGGTAAAGCATTGCAACAAGGTACAATGCCTGTTCAATTAAAGTTATTTCCTGAAACTATTGAAGAGGATAATGAAGGACTTACTGAAGAAACTAAAACAGAGAGAGATTTAGATTACTATAATGGAGATGAAGCTTTGTATACTCAGGAAGAACAAGTTATTGAAATGGATAACCCTGAATTAATTGATGGCAAAACTGTAGAACAACACTTAGAAGAGCAATTTACTCCTGAAGAAAATAAAGAAATAGAAGAAATACAAGAAGGTATTACAGACTTAAATACAAATATTGAAAAACTTCAAGATTATGTTAGACAATTAGAAGGAGTTAAAAAAGCTGGAGCTGTTTTAGCTACTACTGAATTTGGAGGAACTGTAAAGGTTACTTTTACTTCTGTAGAACAAGCTGTAAATTATTTTGAGACAAGAATTGAAGAGTTAAAAGATCAAATACTTGAAGAAGGAGAAGCTGCTATTACTAATGGAAGTGCTCCTAGTGGTATTACTCAACCTAATTATGATGCTTACCTTACAAAAAAGGAAGCTATGCTCTCTTATGTAGAAAACTCTCTTAAAAACTTATACTCTCAAAAGAGTAAATTTAAGTCCACTAAATTTGACAATAAAATTGCAGAGTTTAGAACTCTTAAAGATAATTTAGTTTCAGATATTTTTGATTTTAATGAACCAGGAGTAGATAAACTTAATCTTATTGAAAGATTCTTTAGAGATGATGTCAATACTGTTTCAGCATTATTAAAAAATCCAACAATAGATAACTATTTCTTAGCTAAAGATTTGTTGGACTTTATGAAAAAAATATCTGACCCTACACAAGAAGGAGATATTGAAAAAAATATAGGAAATACTTTATCTCCCTTTTTAGGTATTAAAGCTTCTTATCCAGCAGAAGTATTGAAAATGTTAGAAGGAGTAAGAGTTCATGTAGATAAAGCTCAAATGCTTGTTAAAAATGCAGGAGAAACTGTATTAATAGAACTTCTTGAAAGACATGAATCTAAACTTAAATCAATCTATAAAACAGATTCTTTAGAGGATATAAGAGAAGAACTTAAAAAAGAACTTAGAGATATAACTAAGATAGAAAGTTATTTATTTGCTACAGGAGAAAACTTAGTAAGAGAGAATAATATCTTAGATGCCTTGATGAGGTTAGAGTATGAAATAGAAGAAAGTAAGGCTATGGCTATACAAACAGCTATCAAGACTCAAATCTCTATTGCAGAAGAAAAAGGTAAAGCTGCTCTAAAATCTATTGGAGAGACTTATAGTTTATTTGTAAAACCTGGTAAAAATAGTGATAAGTTAATTGAAAAATATTCAAACAGTTATAACTCTTTTATAAAAGCTATTAAAGTAGCTGTAGATAGTAAAATCTATCAAGCAATAAAAAATAAAGACTGGTTATTAGAGCAACAATTATTAACTCAAAAGTTTAATTTACTTAATAATGATACAGAGTTTATTGATATAGGACTATTACATGAACTTGAAGATGGTTCAGGAAATTACTCTAAATATCAATTGGGTACAAGTGCCCAAGCTACTGCTTATAAGACCCAATTAATAGATAAAATAGGTCAAATTGAGTATGAAAATATCATAGAAACTCAAAGAAATAATCTAGATGCTTTTCTTCAAGATTTAAACAACTATACTCAATACAAATTAGACCAAGAAGGAAAAAGTGTAGTCACAGACTTAAGTCCTGAAAGTCAAAAAAATATAACAATCTTTGAAGCAAGGTCTAATCCTTTAAAGTTTACAGAAAACTATAAGTTAAATGGAGGAAATATGGTTGCTTATAGTGCAGGGACTCAAGCCAACACTGCAACAGCCAAATTAACTTATAATACTTATATCCCTAGAAAAGCAGATTTACAAGGAAACCCAACTGATTACTTTGATTCTCAATTTGATAAGATTGCAAATAATCCTGATATTTTAGCTTTATATACAGCTATAAGAAAAGGGGTTTATCAAATAGAAGATAACTTAAGAGGTTCAGGAGTATTTGTAACAACTGGAGATTTACCTTCTTTCAAAAAGACTATTACTGATACTCTTCTTGATAAAGGTTGGTTAGCAACTATAAAACAAGGTTTGCCTAGTTCTTTGCCTGAAGTTCTTAAATTACTAAAAGCAGGAGTAACTTTAGCCCCTGTAAGAAGTTTTCTAGGAGAACAGTTATCAGGTACAAGTCAAGAATTTGGAGATAATAATACTATTATAACACCTACTGAAGTTAGTTTTGATAATAAAGGAGATAATAAAACAGACTTAGCACTAGTAGTTAAAGCTGCTTTAGAGTTTTCTGCTGTTCATAAAGCAAGAGCTGAAGCTAAAGATAAGGTTAGACTTTATATGGAAGAGTCTATGAATATTAAAGATGCTTTAGGAAGAGACAGACCTAATGAAATGGCTAGACAGAAATTCTTTTATGATCAATTATTGTTAAATAAGAAAGGTAAAAAAGAATACGGAAATATAAGTGAAACTTTAATTGCTTGGGATAGAAAAATGACTGGAAAACCTTTTAGTAATTCCAGAATGTTTTATAAATATTTTACAAGTGACCAAAAAGCTACTTATAGGGAAGCTCTAAGAAATTGGACCAATCTTAAAAACAAAGGTTTTGATAACTTAACTGAAGATGAAGAAACTGATAGACTTTCTTTAGAAAGAACTATGGAAATGTTGGGTAATGATTATTTTTTATCTACTATTTATAAGGCTATTGCTATGAAATTAGCCATAGCTAAAAACTTAGCTTTAAATATTCCTGCCCAAATGTTTAATAAAATAAATGGGTGGTCTGCTTGTGTCAATAGAGATGGTAAGTATTGGCCTAAGGGCAGTGTTTATGCTTGTAGTTCTTTCTTACATAAGAAACCTATGATGAAATATGTAAGTGGAGATTGGCAAAAAGAGTCAGATATTCTTAGACTTTTTATTGATAGATTATCTTTAATTAATGATGGTACTTCTGAACTTGAAAGAGCTGAAGGAAAGTTAAGACAAAAATTTAATGTCTTATATCCTATGGGATTAATGAAATGGGCAGAAGATTCCAATCAAACTCTTGGTATTCTTTGTATGGCTACAGGTCTTAAAATAAAAGATATAAATGGTAATGAAGTTCCTTTATTTACAGGAAGTAATTTTAATGGTTACACTATTAAAGATGGAAATTTAGAATTATTGCCAGAATTTGATACTCCTGAAAATAAAGAAATGCTTTTGTCTATGTCATCAGGATCTTTTTTAGATTGGAAGGCAGATACTAAAGAAGCTCTTGAAGAATTAAATGGAGATTATTCTCATACAGGAGTTACAAGAATTAAGGGTAATGTTTTAATGGCCCCTTTTATGTTATATAAAACTTGGTTGCCTAGATACATAGGTTCTAGATGGAGAGGAGAACAAAAAAACATAAAGAAAGGAACTGTTGAAAAAGGTTTTATGTGGGAAGCTATCACTGGAAAAACTACTGGAGGGTCAGGATTTTTACTTGGAGCAACTGCTGCTGTAGGTATGTTTAGTTCTGCAACTCCATTTTTTCCTCTTATAGTTGGGGTAGGTTTAGCAGGAGCAGGTATAGCTAAAAATATTGCTAGAAGTAAGGCTGCTAAAAGAAACTTAGTTCCTGATACTGATGATTTTGTAATTACTTGGCAAAAACAAGCAATGTTTGTACTTCAAACTTTATTAAGAACTCCTGCAACTCCTATTAACATGATTGCAGGTAGAGAATTAATTTCAGGAAGTGAAAAGTATCTAGGATTAGATGAAAGTAAGTTAAATCAAAAAACTTCTGCCTTAGCTGCCAGAGATGTGGCAAGAAATTTACAATACAGTTTAACTGTAGCTGCATTACATTTTGCTGTTCAAGCTGCTTTTGGCCCTCCTGATGAAGAAAAAGAAAAGAAAGGTGAAGAAGGGTCAGAACAAAGAAGAAGATGGTTAATACAACAAGAAAAACTTAGAGAAGAACATCCTTATTTTAATTTTGCTGCTAATGCCTTAGAAAGAATGTTTCAAGAGACTAATACTTGTTTAGACCCTACTATTCTAGCTACAACTTTTGGTTCTAAAAATACTTTAGAAGGTTCTTTTGATTCTATTGTTAAACTTTTCCAAGCTTTAAATAGACCTGAAGAAGAAGACATCATTAAGACAGGTAAAAATGCTGGTCAAACTAAGACTTCTAAATTTATGAGAGCTTCTCTTTTACCTGCCACTGTTAGACAGTTAGGAGCTGAAGGAGGAATTACAGATCCTTTTAGAGGTTGGAGAGCTGGTTTTGAAAGTATCACAGAAGATGAGAGAAGTAAAAAATCTTTAGTTAAAGATTGGACTAGAACTACAGATTTCAAAAAATCTACAACAACTTATAAGGCAGAACTAGCTATTAAGATGCCTATTGCTCAAGAAAATATCTTAAGAGCTTGGAGGTATGAGTCTATAGATGATGTACCTGTAGCTACTATGACCCTATTTAAAAAGCAAGTAAAACTTGAAGCTGCTAAAATAATTAGAACAGAAAATTTAGATAGAGATTTAGAAGATAAAATATTTGTTCCAAAAAGAACTAAGTTTAATGAAGCACAAATGAAAAGACCTAAATAATTAACATAATCCACCTATTATGAACAAACCTCTTAGATTAAAACCCCATGAAATTAAAGCTCTTGATCTTCCAATTCATGCCCATAATAGGTATAGACTATCAGGAGCAAAATTAGAACAACTCTTAACTCTAAGAGAAGACCAATCTGATATTAAAAGACTTTTCTTTGACATTGAAACTTCTCCTAATATTGTATATACTTGGAGAGCTGGTTGGAATATTACTGTTACTCCTGAAAGTATTATAGAAGAAAGAAGAATAATCTGTGTCTCTTATAAATGGGAAAACAAACCTAAAATTCATAGACTTAGTTGGGACAAATCTCAGTGTGATAAACAGATGATTATTGACTTCTTAAAAGTCCTTAATCAAGCAGATGAGGTAATAGCTCATAATGGAGATAGGTTTGACATTAAGTGGCTAAGAACCAGATGTATTTTTCACAGGATACCTATGTTTCCTGCTTATAGGAGTTTAGATACTCTTAAAAAAGCCAAGTCTGGTTTTTACTTTAATTCAAATAAATTAGACTACATTGCTAAGTTTCTTAATGTTGGTGCCAAAATGGAAACAGGAGGATATGACTTATGGAAAGAAGTAATGAAGAATAATTTTGAAGCTTTAGAAACTATGGGACAATACTGTGATCAGGATGTTTTAGTTCTAGAAGCTGTTTACCAAGAAATGAAAAACTACTTTAAACAAAATACACATCAAGGGGTTCTTGATGGAAAAATTAAGTTCAGTTGTCCTTCTTGTGGTTCTGAGAAAATTGACTATTTAAAAATGCTATCTACTCCAGCAGGTACTGTAAAGAGGGTAATGAAGTGCCAACCTTGTCAACATACTTATGAGATAAGTAATGCTTCTTATGTACTCATGCTAAAATTTCAGTCTAAAAATTTCTTATAGTGGAAAAAAAAGACCTAAAGTGAGGATTTTAACAGTTATAATGGAAAAAAAGAAAAGAGTAAGGTATAAGCCTTACTCTTTTTTTATGGATATTGGTAATGTAAAGTGTGTAGAAAGTCTGGACTATCTTTAAACATAGTATCTATACAAGGTAATAACTCTCTGTGTTCAGGAGTTATAATACCATATTTAGAAAACATAAGACAATGTTTTAAATGACTGTCTAAAAAGAATTGCTCCTTTACTCCTTTACACATTATATGAGTATTTACTACAGGCTGTAATAATACCTCTACACATTTTTCTTTGTCATAGTGCATATATACTGCACTAGAATGCCTAACTTCATCACCAAAAGTTTCTACCAAGTATTTGGGAAAAATGGGTAATGCTAAAATTTCTTGTCTTGTCATTATTTCTTTTTGATTATTGCTTTAAACTCTTGATCTGTTTTAATTCTCTCATTGTGACACTTATCACAAAGTAGAACATTAGTAGGTTTACCTACAGAAATTATTGTTCTGCAGACATTGCAAAGCATGGCACCATTACCATTATTAAATTTGTGAATTGGTTTCATGTGAAATGTAGGTATTTTAAGTGAAAAACAGGTATTTTGTAACAAATAACAAACATTTTTGTTACAGTTTAATAATATTCCAATTAACTCCTACACCTACAAAGACTCCTGGTATAAAACCTGGTCCAATACCATAAGCAACTACAGGTCCAATTCCAAATCTTTTAGCAGGAGCAGGTTTATTACTATAAGCTCTAAGAGTACTTACTGTATTGAAAGGATTATGAAGAGTTACTTCAGCAAAAGGTCTCCCTTTTCCTAAACCTAAGAAACCTGTTTTTTCAGTTCCTATAATTACATCAATCTCTTCTTTAAACCTCATTCCAATTGTAGTACTATCTTTGGTAGCAGAGACTGTTCCCCAAACCCAACCTTTAATATTAAAGTCAGATTTGTAGTTAGCATAAACTGTGTCATGTACTGTGGTGAAACCAGATGCCTGGCTGGGAGCTACAATATCTATCTTTGCATCAGTTCCAATAGTTGTCACACTGCCTCCATGCTTAATCTTAGCCTCATACTTCTTTACAAGCTTCTGTAACTTAGCTACAGTACTATCTGCACTAGTCCAATTAGTAAAGTACTGTGAGTTCTGATTTTCAAGCAAGGTAATATTAGCTTTAAAGTTGCCTTCTTTGTCTTTCCAAGTCTTTAGACTATCTTTTAATGCTACATTCATAGTATCATTTGATGCTAGTTGCTGTTCAGCTTTACATCCTCTCATTAAAAAGATTATTAGTATTAATATTAAAATTACTAATAAAACAGTTTTAAGTTTATTCCAACCTTCTTTTAACTCTTGTATGTCTTGATCAGTCATAACAAATTGATTTAAAAATGTCAAGTTTTCTGTGTAAAAAACTTGACATTTTGGTTAATTACTCTTTTTCTAACTCTGTTCTTTCAGCCTTTAAATCTCTATTTTGAGCAGCTTCTTCAGTGAACTTTTCTGGGTATCTTACCTTTAACTTTTCAATGTTATTAGTAAGGCATTGGAAGAAGTCCAAATCAAACCAAGAAGCAATATGACTTAACATAGCTAATTGGATAATTGGTGCACTAAACATGTTACTCACAGGAGCACAGTAAGGAACTAATAGCATAGTCAATATAGCTTCTGCTTTAAGTTCAATAGGTAATCCTTCTTGTGTAAACATTTTATTGTCTACCAATTCTTTGGTCTCAGCAAGTACTTCATCAAAGTTATCATCTAAGATAAGATTTTCAAATCTACACTTGTTTACAATGTACCAAGCTATATCAGCAAGTTCTTCACCTAAATTCACCAAATCCATTGGTTTTTTATAAGCTAAAAACTTCTTGAAAATATCAAGTGCTTCTCCAACTTCAGTAATGACACCTAAATTCATGTGTCTTTCATCTAGGCCTTGTTCTGTACCTAAACTTGGGCAGGTTCTGGCTGCCAATCCTTGGTATTCAAGGATATCTTTGATTTTACTCATTTTAATAAGTTTTTTAAAATTAATATCATATTCATCAAATAAAGGCCAATGTATAAAAGATACTTTTGACCCATCTTCTAGAGTTTTAGTTATAAACTCTGCTTTCATTATTTGTCAAGTCTGAATCCTACACATACAGGAAATCTTGGGATTCCCCCATCAGTGTATTCAAAGAATCTTACTTCAGCTGTTTGACCAATGTACTCTTCTTTCATAGCTAACATCATTTTTCTATCAAAATGACTAAATTTCATACCACAATTAAAGTTTCCTTTATCTGAAGTACAAACTACAATACCTTGATCAGGCCTGCTCTCAGAAGGTACTATATCAATTACTTTAAAGGTTTCATCAAAGAAATCTTTGTACTTAAGTAATTGAGAACTTCTTTTGTTTACAGCATATCCTTCATCAGAGTGTCTTATCATAGTTCCTTCATACCCTTTAGATATAAAAGTTTCATGCCAAGTTTTAATCTGAGCTTCATTATATACTTTATAAGTAGGGACTAATTCTATTTGAGCAGTGTTTAAGTTAAAACTTAAGTTTGATAAAGCTGCCATTCTTGTACTAAAAGGGGCATCCATAACTATGTCATATACATGGTACTTAACTTGTTCTGTTTCATCTTTTCTGTACTTTTTGATAAGTTTCATATTCTCTTGAAATGAAATCCCATGAGCATAAAGCTCTCCATCTAAGATAAGGTCCTCAAAAGGAGATAAATCTATATGTCCAAGAGTATCAATCATCTTTCCTGTTCTAGACATAAATACTTCTTCAGTAGCCAAAGATCTCATACCATCTAACTTAGGTTGAACATAACAAGGGTAAGTTACCTTCTTAAGTTCTTTCTTATAGTCTTTGGCTAACATAGGTAGTAAGAAATCCTTACCACCTTTTTCTTGAGCTTCTGCAATAGATTCAAAATAACCTAATCTCATTTTCTCAGTAATCTTAGAATTGGCTTCTAAGACAGCTTGTTCTTCTGGAGTAGTACTATTAGCTTTTCCAATATTCTTGGCCTCACAAGCACTCCTATTGTAGATGGGACTATTTGTCCCAACTACTCCAGATTCTTGTACTATAATGTTGCCTTCAGTAGAAATAGATAAGTATCTTATCTTTCCACTATTATCTCTTTTATAGATTCTTTGTTCCATAATTAGTCATTTTCTGTAGCTATGATATCATCATAGAATACAATAGTGTGAGCTATAAGTTTGGTAACTTCTCCATTAGGAGCTTTAGTTACATCAATAGTCTTATGACCACTAAAAGTAACATGCTCACTAAAGATAGGAATATCCCCTACTTTAACATATCCATCTCCTTTAGGACATTCATTTCCTAATTGAAGAACTTTAAAGGTGATTATTAAATCAGAACCTTTATTCTTCTCAGTCATAATAATTAATGACTCATTTTTGACACTTGTTTGTTCAACAAGTACTCTGTTTCCTATGATTTTCATCTTTTTAAATTTAATTGTTTACAAATATAAATAAAATTCTTTAAACTAAAAAATGTATCTAATACTTTCAATTGGAAAATATTTTACATATAAAGCTACAAATTCAGTTATTCTTTCTTGTTTAAAATGTCTTTCATACCTAATATTGTCAGCAGCATACTCAGAGTTTTTAGACTCTTGAATACTAGGTTGCCACAAATAATAATTAACAGCACCACTATTTCTAGAAAACTGATTTACATTATAGGTCATAAAAATACATTCTGATTTAAAATCAATACCTTGAAGCTGTTTAAATAACTCTTCATAGTCTTCTAACCAAGTAGGGTAGTAAACTATAGGACTGAAATTTATGTGCACCTCCATTTTTGTTTGGAGTATAGGTATCATAGCAATTCTATCAGCTATGCTGTCAGTATTGGGTTCTAAGATACTTGAGATCATTTGAGGCATAAGGCTTACCCTTATCCTGTGTTTACCTGGAGTCAAATTGTACTCCTCTAACTTAAACTTAGTAGGATACTTGGTAGCAAAAGTTGATTTTACTTTGTATTGATTGTTGAAAAAATCAAATACCTGTTGCCAATTGTAGTGTTTACTGTGTAAAGCTACATCAGTACTACATCCTATATCAACACAATAATAAGTATCATCTACTTGATTAGGTTCTTTAGGCCAAGGCTTAGTATCTACCCAAGCATAAATAGATGCTAAAATTTGCTCTGTATTTTCATTGATATAAACTTTATCATGATTATACCTACCTACATAACAATAGGACTTCATACACCCTCCAAGACAACCATAGATAAAGTTAGGAGCAATGGCATCACTGCTCCTACTATTATCTCTGGTAACTAAAGTTTTAGTCTTTTGCTTCTTGATTTCCATCAGGTAAATAAATTGCTAAAATTTCTTTTAAAGCTTTACCATAATCAAAAGGTAAAAGACTAGATTCTATGTCAAATTCCACTATGATAGTAGGTTGAACACTATTTTCAGATTCTTCTACAGTTAAGTTAAAAGTATAACCTATACTATTGTGTCTATAAATCCCTTTGTAAAAAATGTGTTTTGCAAAAGCATGTCTATTTAATTGTACTTGTGTCATAATAATTTTTTTTGTTTAGGTACTAAATTTAATTCTCTACTTCTTTCATCCCACTTAGACAAGATTTCTTGTATTTTATGTCGGATAAAAGCAATTTCATCTTCCTCATCTAAGGTTAACCCTTCTCTAGGAAAGTTACATCCCATTAGTCTATACTTAGACCAATTTCTTTTCTTGGCTAATCTAGCTAACTCACTCATCTATTCCAACTAAATCACAAATGTCATTATAACATAGTTGTACTTCATGAGGTTCAGAACCAGCATCTTGAACCTCATCTATACAAAGAGAGATAAGGTCCCAGATTTCTTCTCTGTGCTTAGGGAATCTTTGTTTAATTCCCTTTGCCCACTCTACTAAATCATTAATAGTCGTCATTATCTTCTTCAGACATTACAACATTGAACATGCCAGTGATTTCCTTGTCCTTATCTTCAAATCTATAGAACTCTCCAAAGTCAGTATCATCTAAACCATTGTTGATAGCAACTCTATCTTGTCTAGTTAATTCATGACCAGGAATTTGCTTTCTAGTCTTTAGATTCTTGTCATACTCATTGAAAAAAACATCAACAGTAAGGCTTCCAATTTTAATTTTTTGATTCATGATACTAAAGGTTTTAGGTATTCTAATAAATATTTTGCATAGGACACTAATAGAACCTCTCCATAAAAATTGAATTGTTCTTTTTTATCTTTCACAGCTGAGTCATAAGCATGTTGTAACTCTTGATATTTAGTTTTATCAAAAGTTGTTTTAATGGTATCATTTGCCATTACTGATTATTGATCTTTTCTTTGATACTTGCTTCACATAAGATTAGATAATTGATTAAATCTCCTATCTTTTCATCTACAACTTCTTCTTTAGGTAAATTACCTGCTTCCATATCATTAAGAATATCTAAGAAAGATATATAATGTTTTAAAGCAAATCCCCAAAGTACTTTTTCTTCAGTACTATTAGAAACTCTTGCACCTACTCTAAAATTATGTAGAGGGTCATTGTTTCTTCTATACTCTTTACCTTTGACAACTAATGTCTGTTGTACTTTTTGTACACGTTGTTGTACAAGAATATCAAATTCTTGTGCACTCATGAAAGATTTAGTCTTTCCTTCCATAATACCAATTTTTAAGTTTGACAATTAATTTTTGTAACCAAGTTAGTTTCATAACCCCATAGATTTGCTCAGATAAAGTCTTCTTACCTGGTGGAATATAAGCTTTACATTGGTCAGCTCTTACCCATTTCTCATAAATTTTTCCATTATGAGTTAAATGGTTCCAACCAATAAGTAGGAAGTACTTTCTTCCTCTTTTTTCCATAGCAAGTATTCTAGCAGGTTTGTAATCTCTATAGATTACAAAGTCTTTTTGTTCAGGAAATTGTTCCTTTTTTCTAAAATTCCACATAGTTTATAATTTGTAGAAAACTTAAGGGGAGACTAGCTCCCCATAGGTTTCCAAGTATTAAAATACTCTTCTTCTTCATTAGGTGGGAGATCAAACTCCCAAGAGCCTATTAAGAAGTCTTGTTCTTCTAACTGAGTGTTAAAAGTTGCCTTAATTAAAGAAATAAATCTATGCTTAGCATGTACTGTTTTAACTAGTACTTGCCTTGTTTCAACTTTAGCTTCTTCAGCAAAATAACTTGTAATCTCTTGTTTAGTGTACATCTTGCTATACTTACCTAATAGAAACTTATCATAGGCATCCCCCATTGAAGGAGGATAAGCTAGCACAATCATGTGCTTTCTACTATGAGCTTCTAATATTGAATCATAAACATAGTCAGTAACAAAATACTCTTGATGTTTTACCCAATCCATAAAGTTTTGGAATAAATCAGGTCTCACAAGCTTGTCAATAAGAATGTAAATATTCTTCTGACCTTCTAAATGAGAACCTGTTAGCAAAGTATCATGTATGCCAAAAGCCAATTTGAAGACTAGATTTAACTTAGTCTTCAAAGTAGGCCCATAGAAACCAAGACCAGGAACCAAATACTTAACAGTTCTGTTAATGTATAGTCTCCCAACAATGATATCCATTTCTGTGTTTACTATCTTAGATAACACCATCCCAGTTGATTACCAATGGTTTCAAACCTGCTTCTTGGATTTGTCTTTCTTCACTAAAACCATTCTCAGAATGATAAATATAAAGGTCTAACAAATCTTCAAATCCTAAGACACTTTGTTGTAATGTGGCATTTTGAGCACCCTCTGTAAATAGATTAGTATCTACAAGAGTAAGAGCTTTTTTACCAAATCTTCCCATGTTTAAAAGAGAAGAATCAACAATAAAATTCAAAGGTTTTCCTTGATATGAAGTAGATTCTACTACAAATTGGAAAGGTTTAATCACATCAGAACCATCAGGAACTGCAAAATGTTTGTGAAGAGCTAAAGTATACCAAGCAGCTTGGATATCATATCTTCTTGCTCTTACACTACTAGGAAAATAAAAAGTATTTCCATTCATAGTTTTTAAATCTACCCCTACAACAACTGTAATCTTTCCCTCTTCAGTTCTATAAACAAAGACCATATCTAATAGTGCTTTACAGTTTACTCCTCTATACTCAAAGTAAATAGGAAACTGATAATACACTGTAAGGTCTGGCATATCTTCATAGAAATCTCTGTCAAAGAAACTAGCTGTTCTTGGATTAGATTGTAAAGAATGTACTATGCTTTTGATAGTGTTGTTTTGAGTTTGACTTATTACAGTCTTACCAAAACCTAAGCATAAATCCAAGAAATAAGCAGAACTAGGTTCTACAATATTCTTAAGTTTAGCATCAGCACCCCATCTTGGCTGCCATCCTGTTTTTTCACAAGCATCTAGAATATAAGCTCCCCAATTTCCAAGTTCTCCTACAAACTCATGGAATGAGGTAACAGGTAAAGGATTGTCCTGACCTGTAATTACTTCTAAATGCTCAGCATAGTCCTGCAGTACATCTTCATAAACTAACTTTAGAATTTCTATCACAGCTTCAGAAGGTAGTTTATCTACTTCTGAAATGTAATATTCCTCATTAAAGGCTTCTAGTGAGTTAGTTAAGATACAATCTACTGCAGAACCTATCATAAAATGTTCTGCTGAAGAGTCAAACTCTTTGTGAAAGGAACCTAAGTCCCCTAATAATAATTTTAATTTGGACTGACCTAAGGCATCAGACCCATAGTACTCTTGTACTTCTTCCTTTGTGGCTACAATTACGGACATGTTACATATTGTTTTAAGATTACTTCACTTTTAAAATGGTCAAGTGTCATACCTACAATACTTTTAAATTCTGAGTTTAAGTCAAATTTAAAATCTTTCAACATAGAATATTCTAGTTGAGGACTTTTAGATCTAAATAAATCAAATTGTATCATAGACATATACACCATTTCCATATCTGGAGTCCTTCTGGCTCCAGGCTTACCTTGCTTGTAATGAATTAGCAAACAAGGTTTATTATGAACATCATCTTCAAGGGGAAACATGCTTGCAATAGAGGTAGCCATCATAAATAATTCCTTCCCAGGATTCATGTTCTTTTGGATACCTGCCTTAATTTGTAGATTAAAAGGAATGTACATTAAGTCTATCTTAGCATTGTCATGCTTTTTGCTTACAAATCTAGAGGTCTCACAGAAAGTAAATCCTAATTCTCTAAAGAACTTGGCATAAAATCTCTCTGCTGTACTCCCCTTTCTTTTGTTTGTTGCTCCAATTCCCATATAAGATTTTTAAGGATTAATAATAAAAAACTTAAATACCTTTGGAACTATTCCGTATCATCAACTAACTCTATAACTGATTGCCATGACCTAACTGCTTCTCTTTCAGCTTGTAATTGACCTCTTTGTTGTGCTTGTAACATTTGCACATTATAAGCATCTTGCAAAGGTCTCATTCTTTCTACTAAAGAGTCTGCAGGATGAGGCATTGATAATTGAGAATTAGCTTCAGCTCTAAGAGCTTCTTGAAATACTCCTACTGCTTCTTGACTCATATACATAGTTACATTTCTTTCAGAACCTGTATGGGCAGCTTCCTCATGTCTTTGTATCTCTTCTTCATCTTCATCTTGCTCATCATTCTCCCAATCTTCATTGTAGTCTTCAGTATAATCTTCATCATCAGAAGATTCTAAATCAGAATCAAATTGGGCAGCTTCAGCTTCTAACTCAGCCATTTCTATCACTTCTTCTAAAGTAAGTTGTCTGTTAGGTATAACAGGTGCTTGTACTACAGGTTCTGCAACAGGGGTTGAGTCATTGTCAAATAAAAGAGCTTCATCTTCTACGGAAAGTTCTTCTCTATGAATCACTACTGGCTCAAATTCTTGCTCTACAAAGGTGTCCTCCCCTTGAGTGTGCAAAAAATTTGGCAATACTTGATTCATATAGGCTTCTAATTGTGTCAAAGACTTTGTCTTTTTGACTTCAAATAATCTTGCAAAGGTATTCTTCTCTATTTCTAGGGAGGTAATCATTCTTACCTCTATACCTTTTTCATAGCAAGTTTGTAATATTTCTTTTTGAAGCCTCCTATTTAAAGGAGTTAGACCAGGATCAGTGAAAAAAGAAGTGGAATAAAATAAAACGTAATTATTGTAGGAGAAATTTTCAGCTCTAAAGTCAGAGAACTTAGAGACTAAAGGGTCTAAGAAAGCTTCCTTTTTCATAGCACATACCATTAAAGGTACACCTGCTTCTGAAAAGAAAACTCCTTTTGCTATAAAGAACACTCTGCCATTGATTTCAATCCTTCTTGTAGTCCCACCTAACTCAAAACCATCTTTAATATTCTTAAGAGTGTTTGGTTTTCTAAGGTGCTTTTCAAAAGAAGGTTTAGAATAATATTGAATTCCATCTTTAACTGACATATTTTGTCCACAGACTAAAGGAATAAATTCATTGGCATGTTCAGAAGTCATATTAAAGTCAGCAGGAATAAAATTCCCTAAACTTGAGAAATGTATTTTCATAACTCTGATTGTGTGAAGTTCATAGGAACTACAAACTCATAATAGAATGGGACTTCTCTGAGAGTCTCACCCAAATAAACATTGGTAATATGATTGGTAAAGAAAGCTGACATAAGAGAACCTATCATAGCAGCAGTATGAGAAGTTTGCTTCATTGTACATGGAGCTTCTTCTACAGCACTGTCATGGAAAAGGTGTTCTCTTTCATATCTATCAGCATTCTCAGGAGTAACACAGAATATCTGTAATTGCTCAATCTCTAATCTACCATCTATGAATATGGCTGTAACTCCATCAGGGCAACTTCCCCAAGATTGTTTCCAATTCATAAACAAAGTTCTTCTAGCTTCCATATTGTCAAAAGCAGAAAAACTATAGTAATGATGAGGAGTAGTACTAGTAATCCTTTCATTGAAAGTAGAAAGTCTGTTCCCACAGAAATTCTGTACTATTCTTTGAATTGCCACTACTTTAGCACTACCAATATCAGCTTGTTGAAATAATTGACCACCTAAATTGTGGTCTTCAACAGTGTCAAAATCATAGATATTGACTTTAAAACCTATCTTAGTTAAGAAAAAACATAACCAAGAGCCTATACCACCAGCTCCACCTACTAAACAAATTTCATTGTTCTTAGGAAACCATGGTGCATCTTTAAACCTACTTTGCTGACTTGTGTCCCTTGCTTGTCTCATGTGAAATAAATTTATCAATCATTGATGTAATAGTTCTAATAGTCAGTTTGATTTCAGGATACAACATACTTATGTCCTCTAGTAAGTCCACAGTTTCATGAGTGTATTGTACAAAATCAGCAGCAGAAGCCTTTGGAAAATGTTGAGCAAAAGTCTTAGCATAATCATTGATTACTGACTTTGCTACTTCTTGGGGTGTTAAGTCATATTCTGCTAAGTCTTCAAGAACATCTTCAACAGTTTCTTCTTCATCTAAAGGAGAAGTAGTATAACTAAACAAAGCTTTTGCAAAGTTGTAAATAGATTGTGCCTTTAAGTCGTATTCTGCTAAGTCTTCAATCTCTTTATCAGTTGGAAGACCCCAATCATCAAAAAGAGTTGGAGTTTTCTTAAACCCTTCATTCCAAGCATCAATTTCTCTTTGATCTTGTCTGCTCCAACCTTTAGTTTGGTTAGTAGTAACTTGTCTGGGAAAAGTCTTCACAGGTTTAGGCTCCATGATTTTAGCAACTTGATTTATAAACTGTTCAGTAACTGAAAGTTCTTGTAAGTCACTATAAATATCACAATCAAAGATAAATAACTTTTGAGTGTTAACTTCAAAGTCTTGTTTCTCAATGATGTAATCATGGCCTTGTACATTTTTAGCTGTATAAGGAACCTGTTTAATATCTTTCTTAGCTTCTCCAATAAAAGCAACTTTAGCTAGAAAATCCATAGCATTGTTTACAATTAAGGATAAGTAGAAATTATGTGCTGGAGCATTATCATTAAGCTCAGCCATATCTGTACCTGAAAAGAACACTGCCATACTATTATGACTATGAATGTGACCTAACTTCCAAGCACATCTTTCTTCAAAGTCTTCTTCAACAAAATCCATAAATCTTTCATCAAGATTATACTCAGTATAAGCTTGAGAACCCATATCTAATGGAAGGATTGTTTTCAAAGTAATTTTGAATGTTTCAGGTTTTTCAATACTACCTTCAGTAGTATAAAATAGAGCTCCTGACCACTCTACTTTAGAGATTAGTTTACACAGATACTGTATCTGATGCAACACTTCTATGGGCATTACTACGGGAATTGTAGATTTCAGTTGCACTCTTGACAACTGCTTTCTCATAGATTCTTGACTCAAGTTTTCTAATGACATTTTCTAAAAATTTAGGATAAACAATATAATCTTCTACTGATATAGGGATTTCATTCCTTCTATCTTCTTTAACTATTTTAGCATAGATTTTTCTTCCTCTAAAAATAGTGTACTCTTTTGTTGCAGCAACCTTATTAAGACTTCTTGCAACAGCTCCTTCTGCTTTCATTTGTAAATAATGATCAAAAGTATTTGGCACTTTACTAACTAAGATTGTCTTAGCTATATCAAAGGTCATATACTTTAACACTATCTTCTTAATAAAATCAGATGCCCTTAAATTAGGGTGTATCTTATAAAGATTGTCAGCCACATAAAAATCAACATCTAATGGTATTTTTTCAACCATAATGTGATTAATTACTGCATTCTCAAATCTTTCTGAACTACTCATAACTCTATTAGAGTTAGCATTCTTAACCACTTCCATTCTGATAAATGGGACACCCTCTAAGGATTCCCAAGTAATCATACTATCTACACAAAACAAAAACAATTCATATCTATCATAATCCATTTGTACTTCAAACTCAGCCATCATTAGGCTAACATCAGTTTCAGAACCAACACAGAAATAACTACAATAGAAAGGATTATCTCTCCAACCACTGTGACTACCTAAGTGACTCTGCTGATAACTAGAAGAAACTTCTAAATCAGTTTTAGAGAATCTGCCACCCTCTAACTTGTAGGGATGAATAGAACCATTAGTCCATTTAAAACTATGAAATACAAATAAATCTCTTATCTCATGGCTTCTTCCTTGACTATTAGTGATAGTAAACTTTGGATAAAGGACTTTAAAGTAAGGCATAAAATACCCAGCTTGTTGGTCATAATGAAAACCTAAATCAGCTTGACCTTTGTACTTCTCTTCAAACAAGTCTAATATTCTAAAGAACTGAGACTTAAATAAAGATTTTTCAATTGAAGTAAGGTCACCTGCACCTCTAATCTGAATAATCTGTTTGTCAAATAACCTCTCTAAGAATATTTTATCTTTATGAGTACCTAACAAAGTTGCATTGTTTAGAATGTTTTTAACATATTCTCCTGGGATACAATTATCTTTTATACTTCTTGACATAATAAAAAAAATTAAAGGGCTTACATTACATAAGCCCTTAAATTAATACTAGTAACCCATTTCTCTGGCTTCTCTTCTGACAGCATCTTCTTCAGACTCAATCTTTTCAGTTTGAGGAGATACTTCAGCAAGAAGGTTATTCAAATGCTTGTTAGCTTTGTAATAAGAGTCATACCCTTCTAAAGAAGAAATTAACTCAATAGCTTCTTGCACTTTCTCAACATCTGATAAATCAGAATTGTCAATAGGCTCAAGAGTAGCTACAACTTTCTTTTCAGAAACTTTTTCAGCTACAACTTCATTCACAACTCTTGTAGCTGGAGCAGAAGCATTAATGTACTTAGCTACCAAATCCTGTACTACAGAAGTTGATAACTGAGTTACATTTTTACCATCAATGGTAAACTTAGACTTATCTCCAGGATTAGTAGCTAAGTGAGCTTTGATAGCTGCAAAACATTCTTTTCTGTCCAAAGCACCTGACTTAGTTTGCTTTGGTCTCAAAAACAATCTGAAAGCAGTTGCTGGTAATACAGCTAAATCATTTACCAAGTCAGACTTGTTAATGTTTTCAGCTGCTAATAAAGAAGACAAATCAAATCCTTCACTTCTTACAAGGGGTTGTAATTCTCCCCAAGTAGTTGCAGAAGTCATGATTTTCTTCATTTGGCCACCTCTGGTAGCATAAATAGTTATTTCTCTTTCAGTAATAACTGGAGCTTGTACTTCACTCATGATGTTAACTTTTAAAAATTAATTAATTCAGTTTTTCCTCTCTTCTTTAAGAGGATGTTTATATGTTTAAGGTTAATAAAAGTCCCTTTGAACACATAATTGTAATCTACATTAATTGGAATTTGATGAATTGTTTCATCATCATATCTCATCACATTAAATATGGTCTTAGCAGGTAGATTAGCTGTATACCCCTGTGATTTGGTTGTTGGCAAAAGCCAAATGCAAGGATTACTCCTAGCAATAAAATAGATAACCTTTTTAATGAATGGCTCCCAATATTCACTATGGTCTGTGTCTGCCCCATAAGTTAGGGACATTCTTAAGAAGAAAAGGCCTTCTTGTAGTATAGGAGAAGCTTCTTCTCTAGCTATTACTACAACCTTAATTTCTGACATAGGCATAGAAAAAACCCTGAAGACTTCTTGAGCTTCAGGGTAATATTTTTCTTTGGGTAACACTTCATTCTTGAAGTAAAGGAAAGCATCTGTATTAAATTCACTCAGGAGTGGTCCCCAAGAGTAATGAATAGAATTGAAATTCATTCTGTAAAGTCTTTTAAGAATTGATGAAATAAGGATTTGTCCTTAGCTATACAATCAGATGGGTCTTTAATACCCTGTTCTAAGCTTCTCTCTGGAAGCCAAAGATTCTTTGCTTTGCCTGGAATGAGGCTATTAATGTGGGTTTTGATTTTTTCAGAGGCTACTATACCAGGTTGATCATTATCAAACCATACAATGACAGTAACAAAATTTCTAACCAACAGATTTAAGATTAAGTCATTGGGTATCATCCCCTCATTCTGAAACCAAACCACATTTTTACCATTATTCTTCAGCACTCTATAATCTTTATAAGATTTAGCAATAATCAACTCTTTACCATAAGACACTAGGGAATTAATGCCACCTACATCATTCTTTGTGCAGTTTGTTAAGAATCTTCTCTTGCCTTCTCTCATAGGAAAATAAACTTTCTTCCTAGATTCAGGAAAATCATTGTAACTGTATGCAATATCCTTGCAATCAATAATATGACTCCCTGATTTAGTGTTCAAAGCAAATAACTTTTGAACAGCAAAAACCCTATCTTCAACCAAATGCTTTTTTCTAATCTCATATTGAGACCAAAACTTCACATCTGCAGGCCCAAAGTTCCTTGCTTCTATTAAGAGTTTGACTTTCTCTTTGACTAACTTTTTAGTCTCTTCCCTATTATCAATAGGCTTCAGTCCCACTTTACCTTGAATCAAAGTTTTGTGGATATATTCTAAAGTCAAGTAAAAATTAGGGAATTTGAAAAAATCTTGCACTATATTAAAGCAATCACTATGGGTTCTAGTGTGGGCAAAATCAATAAAATAAAGAACTCCATTTGTATGGTAACTAAACCAACAACCTGGAGTCCTATCATATCTCAGTGGAGACACTACATAATCAAACTCTTGGGGTATAAAGTTGAACACTAATTGAAATACCTCCTCCTGTGTGACTAAATCTAGAATGCTCTCCTTACTAATAAAACCTCTTCTATTTAAGTTATCTGAATTATATTGATAGTTGCTCATATAAAAGAGGTTAAATTTTAATTAATTACCAGGTTCCCCCAGGGTTTCCTGCAACAGCAGGAGCAGCCATAGCACCAGCAGCACCAGCAGTTTGACCTAGAACTTGTTGAGTACCTTTGTTACCTGTCATGAAGTTAGCATCTCTTTCAAAAGGATGCTTTTGTCCATTAGAGTTTTTGTAACAAAGAGATTGATCTTCTCCTCTTTCTTCTACCCAAACACCAGGATGAGCAGGAGTGATGAAGTAACCACCTTTCATGTTCTTAGGCAAAGTTGGATAAGTCTTATCATTAAGACCACCATCTTGCTTTTTACCAAAATTCCATTGGAACTCTAAGAACAAATCAAGAGGTTTGCTGTTGTACCCAATAGGTAACAAAGAACAAACTCTAGCTGCATAATCAGCAAAGCTTAATACAGGAGTTGCAAATGCAGCTCTTAAGCTTTCTTCTGTTACACCTACTGATTTCAAGTAATGAGTAACAGTAGCATTTTGTTGAACCATCAAAGCATTGAAGCCAGCAATATATTCAGCAGAAGCTTTATCTGTAATTTCAGCATTGTTTTTATCAACAACTCTGCTTACAGGATTAACCCATTCTTTGTAGCTTCTCTCTCCAACTTTCACTTCAATCTCAATAGCTTCTCTTGGCTCTTGACCATCTTTAGCTACATTAGGACTGTAAGCAAATTTTGCTAAAGTTGCTACTCCAAAGTTACCACCAAATTTGGCTCCACCTTTAGTTTTTAATGATTCATCTGAATCTGATACGAATCCGTATCCTTGAACTTGTGACATATCTAGTCTTTTTTAATAATTAAACAATCTTTTAGTTCCAGTCTGATGTGTCTGGAGTTGTAGTTACAGCTTCAGACTCAGTAACTGTTTCTGCAAAAGCTTGTACAGCTTCAGGTTGACCTTGAGCTACTTCTTCAGTCTCAGCAACAACTTCAGGAGTTACTTCAGCAACATCATTGATGTCTTCTGTATCATCCTCAAGTTCAATACCTGTGTACTGTTTCTTAGCCTTTCTGTTCTTCAATTTAGGGTGACCCCAAACCATTTTGATCATGTCAGACTGAGTTCTACCATAGTGTTCAGCAATTTCTTTTCTGCTTTTACCTTCAGCTAATAACCCTAAAACATCACTAATAGTGATTCTCAAAACTTCTTGTGTTGCAACTGCAACATTCTCTACTTGTGCACCTTCTTGTGACATAATGTATGAATTTAAAAATTAAAAATTAATAACCTTTGCTTTGTTCTTTCCACTGTCTTTCAGCTTCCTGTATTTCAGGGTCTATATCAACAATGTCTTTTTTACTCCAATTTCCTCTTACTAAAGCCAAAGCAACAATAGTAATTATAGAGCCAGATATGACTCCAAGGAAAAGGGCTAACCAACTAACCATAATATTCAGCAATCTTTGCAACAACATACCCTAAATCATTAGGAATAAATTGTTGATCAAACATACCAATAGGAGATTTAGCTGAAGAATACTGCTCATTCTCATTGGTCAAGTATTCTTTTACAGCTTTCTTAGCTGTAGCATCATACCTACTAATACCAATAAGAGTAACATCTACTTTACCCTCTACAGTTAAATACTCATCTACCATCTTACCCGTAGCTTTGTACTTCATATAGATTCTACCATCAGCACCAGGAACATTGTCCCCATGAGCTAAAATGATAACATTTTTACCTGCAGCATCTAGTTTCTCTATGGCATCAAAGATTTTACCCATAAAGTAACCAATTTGCTTAGGTGCATCCCAACCCTTTGCCAAAGCATTAGCCATAAACCAATTCTGCATTACATAGTTTGAATCATCCCACACAATGTTTTTGTATGGACTATTCACTAAGTTTAAGAATATAGCTTCTATATCTTTTGCATTATCAGTAATAACTCTTCTTCCTGTTTTTAAGTCAGGCATTGTAGTTATTGGGTATGCTGCACCACTTCCTCTAAAAGGAAGAGGTTTTGAAGTAACTGATATTAAATAAGTTTCTTCAGGAACTAGTCCTACAATACCTAATTCAGGTATTTGTCCAATACTTGTGGACTTTCCAAACCCACTAGGGGCTAGCACTAAAATTTTAGGCATACTTTTTCTTTAAATAGTTAAAGGTTCAAATTTCTTTATGTCCCCATACATGTTGACTCTAAAGTGTTGAGGACAAACACAATGTCTAGATTCAACTAAATGCACAGTTCTCATAAATGGATACAAAAGAGATTTATCAGGTCTCCTAATTGGAGTGCCAAAGTGTTTGCTAAGATTAAACTTATCATCATTTGGGTTAAACATAGTGAAGATATAGTTACTATCCTCACTTAAATTACCTGTCTCTTTGATATCATCAGACTGTGGAAACAGTCTATCATCATCATATTGCCTTCTTCCAATGTCACTAACTGCTCTATTAAGGTGGATAATGTGAACAAATGTGAAATTACAAGTGTTTCTAAACTCTACAGCATACTCTGAGAATTTATCTACAGTTTCTTTCATCTTAAACCCTCTTTCAGGTAATAGCTTTCTTAAGTGGTCTGTTATGATAATAACATACTTAGCAGGATTATTAGGTCTATAACCAATCATTCTCTGAAAGGTTACCCCATCCTTGACAGTAGTTCTATACAAAAACTCACCATTTTCTTTGGCATAATTTAAAAGATAATTTCTGACTCCAGTTGGGTTGTCCTTGATTTCCAAGAACTTAATTAACCCTTTAGAAACTTTCTCTCCCTTGTCATTATACTCTCCAAGTAAAGGAACAATTCTAGCTTTATAGACAGTCTTAATCTTAGAGATTAGATCATCAGAAACTTTAATTATTTCTTTGGGAGCATCAGGATTTGCAGTATCATATTCTAACTCTCCCTTAAGGAAAGCAGAAGATAAAGATACAACATTTTTTCCTTTATACAACTTACCAGAAGGTAAAGTTATCAAATAGATACCATAATCTGAGTTCAGAAAATGAGCAACAAAATCAAACTCTTTACTTATTCTGTCAATCTCAAAGGAGTTGTAGATAAACTCAACATCTAATAACTGACTCTTGTAGTTCTCATATTGGGAATTAAGAGTAGTCCTAGTATCAGGATCAGTTGTAGTTGCTAGTCTAGTGGCAATTGCTTCAATAGAAGCATTAATTTTGGCATTATGGTTCAATACATAGACAGCAGGCTCTATACAAAAGCCTACATCTACAAAAGTTGACTTCCCTCCCTTTGGGGCAGCTCCAACAGTGTAGATTCTTCCTCTTTGAATTCCATTAATTGCCTGTGAGATAGTCTTCAAACCTTCCCCCATAGGAAGGCCTTTATTACTACCTTTCTGACCTGCTTCAAATGCTGCTCTAAAATTCATTATTGCATTCTTGAAGTTATGTCAACACTATCATTGGTGGCTGTATCAGCAAGAGCTTCTCTATACTTTTCTACCCAACCTTCAAGTGCTGAAGTTCTGTCTCTACCTACACCTTTACTTATAAAGTAATGAGATGAGGTAATGTATTCAGCACTACTCAAAGTTCTGAAATACATCTTAGTTGCTCCAATAACATCTTCTTTTCTCACATCAGGGTTGTCAGCAAAAAATGCTTTCATCCTAGTGATACAGTCCTTGTCTGGAGCTTTTCTTTTCTTATTTACATTGCCAAATTCTGTATTCCATTCCTTAACCCAATCCCATTTGGTTTGGCTTTCTCCCTCAAATAAAGGAATATGCCAAATAACTTCTCTGTTAGAATCAATACCAAGAATGTTAGTAACATTCATTCTTTGAACTAGAAGAGGGGGAGTGTATGAAGGTCTGCAATTAAAGAATATGGAAAGAAGATAGGCTATCCCATCTTCAACAGGAATTGCATATTGTGCAAGTACTGCTTTAATTTGAGGATTTATGTTCATCTTTCTCAATTTTTAATGTTACAAATTCAACTATTTCTTTTACTTCTTCCAAAGTAAAAGT